AAGAGGGCGCAGATTGCTGTCAAGAAAAAAGGTTTTATCCCCCACGCGTTTGAAATTGAAACGGCTGTTGCCCTAAGTGGATTAGGAGAAGAAAAAGTTTTTGTAGTCTGCGACTGCTATAAATCTCTTAATAAAATATTTAAGGCTTACGTTGAATTCTATGTAGACAAGAGGGGTAAGGCCACTTTGATGGGGCTAGAAATTGAACAAGTTTATGGCTCATCAAAAAAAGAAAAATTAATTTAATTTGGTAAGGAGGAAAAAATGCCAAAACAATTATATAATATCGACCAAGTGTCGGAAATCACGGGTTTGTCTGTACAAACCATTTACCGTCGTACACGGCTTAAAACGTTTCCAGAGCCCGAAGAAGTAACGGGTATTAGTCCAAGTCAACAAAAATACAAAAAGAAAAAACATTGGTCTAAAACCGAAATCAACAAATGGGCTAAACAAAACGCCAAGTCCAAAGAGACGCCCGTGGCGCGCGATCGTATACGCACGATTGAGGAGCCAAAGGTCGATCCTTTTGTAGAAGCCGTCGAACGTTCTGTTCAGGGGCAACTGGTAGCAGAAACAGAAAGTCAGAAGCGTAAGCGTATGGTTATCTGGGCTCTACTGATTGCAATTTTAATTGTTGCCGTGGTCATCGCGATATGAGGGGGACGTTTATTTTGGATCAAGTTGGTAGAAAAACAGAGACTTCTGATGTCCGCACTATTCACGAGGCAAAAGAAGCGGGTAAAGTTTTGTATGACGTAACGCAAAAGATACCCGTACCTGAAACATCTGGGCGATGGTCTTTGTTGGCCAGCAAAATGGTTGCTGGCAGCAGTGTATTAGTAGCCGACAGTAAGGAGGCAAAGATCCTTAAAGCTTCTATACATAATTTCTGGGGCAAAAAACGCGGCGTCAAAGGCGTTGTTACGAAAGCGGCCAAACTCGACAGAAGGGACGGCGCCTATCGTGTCTGGAGGGTATCATGATTGAATACTTTACCGCGATGGTGATTGCATACAGTGTGCAAGACCAAGAGTTTGAAACGGCGGTTTGGTTTCAAAGCGAGAAACATTGTTCGTCAGCTATGAACAGCGGAAGTGCAGATGGTCTCTACAACCATCTGTACGACCTTTACGGCAACGACATAATGATGACGTGTCAAAAGTCGAACACTGTATCTAAATTGATCAGACCCAAGCTCCGTCCAGAGGGGGTGCAGAATGAGTGAACCGAGCAAGCATCCGCTTAAAAAAGGTATACCGTTAGAAAATTATCGAAAATTTTCTGAAGATGGGTATACTATAGCTGAAACCGCTCGCGCGCTGGACGTCTCTCCACAGTGCGTCTACAGCCAAGCTAAGCGGTACAACTTGTTTTTCCGTAGGAAAGACAATCGTGGCGGAAGGAGACAAATAAAAAATGACTGAAGACGAACGTATTCCACTGCATTACTTAGATGAAAGAACTTTGAAGTATTGGAATACCATAGTCGATAATCTTGAAGACACGGCACGACGAAACGATGCCCCGCCGAGCGCGCAACAGGACTTATGGCGCGCTCAGGCGCAACTAAAAAAAATAACTTCCAGATGGCGTAGTAAAGGTTATCGAGTTTAAATAACGATCTTATCTAATTCTTCTTTGGCGGCAGCGTCGAGCTCTTCTTTTTTGGCTTCGTCTCTAGCCGCTTTGTTTTTTCTTATTTGACTCTGCACGACTTTCAAATCGTTTGGCGTCAAATTTTTGCTTTTCCAAAACTCAAACATCATGCGTAATTGACCGCCAATTGTGCGCCCCTCAATGAATGCCACGGCCACCAACTCCTCGTAGGTTTCTCGTGGTACAAGCACACTCGCCCATTTTTTTGTATCCATAGGACAAAACCCTTATTTTATCTGAGAATATATAAGATTGTATAGAAAGTTCAAGAAAAAAACCCCTGACTTCGTAAGGAGAGAAGTCAGGGGCTAGTATGAGGTCAATATGTCAACACGAGAACAAGGAAAGACCGCTGTTGACCTTATCGAGCAGTACTTAAACCTAGTAGCTTGCGGATCGAGGTTTAAGTCTCTTTAGTTTCTCCCCAATTGGCGCCAATGTCAATATCGCATTTGTTTGGAATGCACAAAGGCATGGAATTTTCCATGATTTCCCGTATTTCTTTGGCTTTATCAAGGTTTGGCACGCTAAAAGCTAGTTCGTCGTGTACCTGAATGAGCGGCAAGTGCCCCGCTTCGTATACTTTGACCCACGCCGTCTTTGTCATGTCGGCTGCGGACGCCTGTATAAGTCGGTTGAGCGCTTTATAAGTCATCGCACGCTTTAATCGCGTGGTTGCCCCGTGAGCCGCGACCGCTTCGTCGTAAGGCATGGCCTTATGCATTTCAAACGTGTCGGGCTCCCAAAGGTTAAAGCGACACTTGCGCCCCTGCAAGGATCGTATGGATCCGCTGGAGCGACGATCTTCTAATCTGCGCTGTACACCACTATTGAGCTGCTTCAGAAAGGGAAGTTTGGAGTTAAATTGCTTCAGAATATCTTTTGCTTCGTCCACGGATACATCCAATTCGCCTGCAAGCTTGTTCACACCCATACCATAAATGATACCGAGCCCTACAGACTTGGCAGCTTTACGTTTTAGCCCTGTCATTTCCGCAACCATCGTATGAAAGTCTGTATCTGGATTGTTCGTGTATGCATCTACCATGTCAGCTACGCCACTTAATTCCGTGTTTGTGCTTTTTCCATACGCATCTGCGTAATGAACCGCGATCCGAGGTTCCTGTTGCGAGAAATCTATGGACGCCCACTGCTCCCCTTCTTCAGGAAGGAACAGACTACGGATCATCGGGCCGAGCTCAGGATCCCGTGCAGGAATTTGCTGAAGGTTGGGGTTTGACATGGAAACTCGCCCAGATACAGTGCCCCCATCGTCTGATCTGATTTGATTGATATGCCCGTGGATGCGTCCGTCTTTACCAACAAAGCGAAGAATGCCGTCGATAAACGTGCCGTTGATTTTGTTGTAAGCTCGCGCTTGCACAATAGCTTGCGGCAGCTCGTGCGGGTGTTCGCTAAGAAACTGCTTTGTAAACGATGGGGCGCCCTTTTCTGTTCTAGGGTACTCAAGCCCAACTTTATCAAAAGCTTTAGCAATGGATTGCGCTGCCCATATTTCTACGTCGGCGCCAACAGTCTTTTTAATTTTGCCCATTAATTCTTTTTCACGCTTCATAACGTGTTGCTTACTACGCTCCGCACGATCCAGATCCACGCGCACACCCCGCATTGTCATATCGACGAGGCAGGGCAGAAGCTTGGTTTCCAACTCCCAAATGTTCCAGAGCTCCTCACGGTTCAGCATTGTTTGAAAATGCTCCCATAGTTTGAGGGTCAGCGTAGCGTCCTGTTCGGCATACTGTCCGACAAACTGAGCGGGTAACTTCCACATCTCGCTTTTGGGATCGACGTTAAATTCTTTTGCGGCCTCTACAAGGTCACGTTCGTTTTTTGTTTGACCTAGATAATCGTAACCCAGCGCATTCAGGCTGTAGCTAAACCTGTTTTCATCTAACAAGTTGGCGGTCATCATTGTGTCTATAATGCGACCGTTGACTTCGAAGCCCATCGCACGGCACCAGCCCAGATCATACTGGGCGTTGTGCATGACTTTATCGCATTCTGTTTTGAGATGCGCTTGCAACCATTTCTTGACGATGCTTTCGTCGATGTTGCCTCCGCCGAGATGCCGCGTTGGGAAGTATCCAGACCAACCTTCCGTGGCAATAGCGTAGCCTATTACCTCACCATCTTTGGTCGGCCAGCCCGGCCCTTTTTGTTTAATGTGCGGGTCTCTTGTTTCTACGTCTATACATAGAACTTTAGATCCACGTAGGTCTGGCAGCTCCGACGGCGGAACCCACTCAGTTTTTGGCGTGAATAGTGGAAATTGCATTTTTGTTGTTTTCATCCTGCTCTCTTTGATTTTTTGTAAACTCTGCGCCCAACGCAGAATACCCGCACTTGTCTATCCATGAGTCCATGTGGTCTATAGTTTCTAACAACCGACTGGTTTTGACCCAGTCCATCATTAGTGCAACGTGTGCAGGGGTTATTTTACCATGATTTAAAAGGGCGGAACTTATAATGAGGTTCCAACCGTCAGCAATGCGCTCATGGTTTTCAAACGCATCGCCATAATCTTTTGCCCGATCGCCGTTCACAAGATTGTCTGCTTGCTTTAAAACTTGTTCACGTCTCATTTTTCCACCACCGTTATTTTTCCTGATTGAATACTTAATTCGTAATCTTCAATTCTTTCTTCTCGTTGCGGAGTAGTCCATTCGTGTACTTCTGTTACAGGGACAACTTTTTTTCCTTCCTTACCTAACTTTGTAACCTCTAAAGTAGACGTTCCATCCATCCAATGCTGCAAAGTGCAAATCGATCCGTCCTCCATTTGCACTGTATAATGGCCACCCTTTTTTTCTTTTTTCTTCATATTGTATAACTCCTTAATACGTCTTCGGGTTCAACGATGTATAAATTTTGTCTCGTTCTTGTTACAGCCACGTAAAAGACACGATGAATGTCGTCCCCTCGTTCTTTCAATGCGGCAGTAGATAAATCGGTAAACAAAACTACGTTGTCCGCTTCTCCACCTTTTGCCCCGTGGATTGTGGATAATCTTATGCGGGGCACGGCATTAAACTTTTCTCTCCTGCGCAACAGCGATGTGATGTATATCTGATCCACCACGGGCAGTTTATCCATTGCTTCGTGCCAGATCATGGTATCGTCAGCTCCGAGCCCATACTGTAGTTGCAGGGTTGGCAGATCAAAGGACTTGTCTTTATCGTGTTCACTAAACCGCTTGAAGCCTCGTGCAATGCGCACGCCGTTGCCCGTCATATAATCGTATATTGCCTGAGCCGTGTTGCAATCAATTTGATGCCCTTTGCGTAGGCGCTCCCAACCATTTACCGCCGTGCTTATCTTTTCAGATATGGATCGGTGGCCGTTGCGTTCGAACAGATAGCCGTCGTACTTGAGCTGCGTTGCTACGCTGGATAGCATGTAGTTCGCTTGCGCCATTATGAGCCAATCCCCTTCGGACATATCAATTTCTGAAATGCTGTAAATGCGTTGGACTTTGCCTGTTTCTTTTCGGGGCAGATACTTCTTTGGAAACCTGTTTTGAATTCGGCTGGATATGCGCGCGGCTACTTTATGCACCTCTGCGGGGATACGATAAGATTGCTCAAGCACTTCTGAACCGCTTTGCAATTCTATAAAATGATCTACGTCGGCGCCTGCCCATTTATAAATCGCCTGATCATCGTCCCCCGCAGCGTACATGCTCTTTGCCCTCTTATCTAAGGCATGAGCAATGTCCCACTGTAACGGGGACAAATCCTGCGCTTCGTCCATAAAGCATAGGTCAAACTCTGGGCAGTAGTTTACAGCGTTGTCTACAAACTCCACCAGCATATCGGTATAGTCGATTAGACCATGTGCTTTCTTGTAGTCGTGATAAGCGCGGTTGACGTAATCTACCGTCATCCACTCTTCTTCTATATCGCTACGATTGTACTCTGTCCTCAAGGTTGTCTTTTTGAGTCGCGCCAGATTGATGAGCCCTATGATGGGGTGGTCTGAGGTTATCAGGCCAACATCATCTTCGTCGAGCACGGCTGATCTAACCGTAAGGGTTATGCCGATTTTATTAGACAACTCATCGAAGTGTTCCCTTTGCATGAGCTGGCTTTCTTTGAGCCCTAACATCATGTAGGCCAAAGAGTGCAGCGTCCTAAAGTACGGCAAGTCTTTGTCAGGGTTCAGGTCAAAGCGCCGTGCGGCGCGTTCCTTGGCCTCATACGCAGCTTTTCTGGTAAACGCTAGGAACGCAATGTTGCTTGGATCCGTGCCTTCTTGGATAGCTGTATCCACCATGTTAAGCAGGGTTGTTGTTTTGCCTGTGCCCGGCGGCCCGAATATACGAAACATTAGAACGGCGCCTCATTGCTTTCTCCGAAGTCAGGCGTATCCATGACCACCGCTACATTTTCAAAAGAGGGAATAACCCAAACCCGCACGGCTTTGCCTTTGATTTTTACGACAGTGCTTTCGCCATTGCGATCCCGTAAGCGCTGGGCAATCTTGTGGGACTTGTACTCAAAGAATTTGTTCTTACGCAAATGCGCTTCGAAGTCTTTCAATCTAAAATACGTGCGGCCTTCGTCGTCATCTGTAAAAGGTCGGCGCAACAGTATTTCTTCCCGCACTTCGGCTTGCTGCATTGTTGTACAGAACTCTTCCAGATAATCGTAGAACTGGCCGTCGATGGACGCATCTTCAGACACTTCAACAATGGCGCCCTCTGTTTCTGTCATATCCATCAGCAACTGATTGATCCGAGCTTCCCATTGTTCCTTGCGCGCGGTTCGCGGTAGGTGGTTCAATTGCTCTACGCAAGCACGCTGAAACTGTGTCTGGTTCATCAAGGCTTCTGTGTCGAGCTCCAGAGGCTCTCCGTTGACGTCCATAAACCATACAGGGGGGATAGAGTTGTACTTACGCAAGTTCGCGATTGTAGCCCCTGCTACAGCGGCTCCTATGCCGTGTTTCCTAGTTCTGCATAGTTCCGCGTTACAATAGCTGTTGATGGGCGCGTCTTTACATTTGTATGCGTAGTCTTTCTTTAGAAGCTGTTTGGCAACAATGTTGACTTCGCTTAACGGCAATGGCGGATCCAGATACTGCATGTTGTAAGTCAGTATCTCCGACTCCCAGCTATCAGGATATGCTTTGCGCAGATAAACACCCAGATTAAACAGGCCGTTGTTACGTCCACCTTCCGAAATACGCTGCTTAGCTAAAAGCTGTAGGCAGGGCGGTCCGTCTGGTAGTATCTCATCAGGCTTCTCTTCTACTGTTAGCGCAAGCAGTTGCTCGCGTGTTTGTACATACTTCTCATGCAGCTTAAAGAAGTCTTCCAGACTAGCCGCAGATCCATCGTCGTTGAAGGCGTATCGCAAGCCCATTTCCTGATCATAATAGGGTAAGTTCAGGAAGTTCCCTACGTCGCCTCGATCCAGAAACAACTTAACTTGTTTTGGAAATACCTCTGATCCACCATATCCAAGAGCCGCAGACATATGATTTAGCACGTCCTGCATTTCTCTGGCTGGCACCCAGTCATCTACAAAGATAAACAGGTGGGCGCCGCCTGATTTAGATCGGCATACAATCAGGGGCAGTTTAATCTTTCGAACCCGCTCAATAATTTTTTTGTGGTCAAGCGGATATTGATCGACGTCAATACAACCCCACTTAACTTTGTTTTCCTCGTTGATAGGAATGATACCAACGCTTTGGCCTTTGCCAGACAAGTGGCCTTCCCAAAGCTCTGTTGTCCGCTCCTCACGAACTACCGTGGCTTTCCCTGTATTTTTGCCGTTTGCCTGTTGCTTGTTGACTTTGTATGTACCAAAGGCTTGCTTTAGGCCGTCAAATATTTCGGCAAACTTTTTTGCGTCAGACATTTTAACCTCAAGAGACAATTAGGGTCGCAACTAAGTGCGACCCAATTTAATTTTAGAACGGAACTTCGCCGCTGTTTTCGTCGTCTTGAGAATGTTTAACGTTTACATCACCCGCTTGAATAGATTGAGCAAACTGTTTTGCTTGCCCGTAGACAGATACGTCGTCCACTTGCTTGTCTAAAGCAATGTCCCAGCCGTGCCATGCGCCCTTGCTGTTTTCTTCCTTAACAGACTTCAGGCTATACACGTGACTAAACCGAGGCATTTGAAACGGCCTACCGTCTTTGCCTGTGGCCATGCGACCCTGAACCATAGAGTTCCATTTACGAGACTTCTTGAGCTGCGTTGATTTCATTGCAATCAAAGCTGGCTGTGCAGTCCCGTCCTTGTCCATAACCAAAACAAAATGCTGATGAGTGTCTTCAATATATGTCCCATCACCACCTTTAACGTAGTCGCGATTGTCGTCTTTCGAACGCTCTGTCTCTGGACGTTTTTCATCTGGCGTAAAGATATTGACTGGTGCGCCAGTGCCCGTGCCTCGCGGAGCCCATTCAATGAACCTACGCTGGTACGCACACGGTATGACCTTCACACCGTCTTTGCCTGAAAACAGTTCGCCTGTTACAGTGTTATAGATGTCCCCCTTGCGAGCATCTTCGAGCTCGTCAAGTAAAGGATCTAGGCCAGACAGTATTTTTAGAAACGGAAGGGCAAGATCGTCTTGCGTAATGTTTTCATTACCAACGCCTGCGTCCGCTTCAAAGATTGACATGTCAAATGCCGCTACTTCTGTTTTGCCTTTTGTTGCTACTTCCTTGCCAGCCATTATACTTTTCCTTTCTTAATAACTGCGCGCTCTCCTACAAAAGCACCAAATAAATCCATAGGGAAAGAGTCCCCATTTTCTACACGCTCACGCACCCACCCTCGTAAGGTAGCACTGTGCACGCCTTCTTTTTGTTCGGGCACTAAGCCCTTCTTGCTCATGTCAGATAAAAGCTCTGCGGCTTTTTTATCTTCGCCTCTACCAAAACTGCACGACACTACGTTCTTAATAATGTCTGCATGGTTGTTTTCCCGCAGCCATTCGAAAGCTTCTTCTTTCTTTGCTGAGGGTATAGCAGCTCCGTACAAGGGCTTCACTTCAACCTTTGCCCCATCTGCTAATGTAAAAGAAGATACTCCGAGTTCTGTCAGCATTGACGGCATATCTTCGTCCGTTAACTTCAGTAACTCTTTCTTCTTTTCTTTAAGGTATGTGTCGATCTTTTCGATCTCTTCCTCGGTTTCCCGAATTCTTGTTGCTATCTCTGCAACTGATTTCAGCCCTTCACCAGATACGGTTTCAACGCTGTTTGAAGACGCATCGTCTTCCATTAAACTAAGAATGCTACTCATGTAAGCTCCGTGTTCCGTGTTTCATGTTTCGTTATTAAAGAGGTTTGTAGCCTCTTGCCATCTTATATATTTCTATATATCGTAAGGTGTCAAGGAGAAAAAGACCATGTACGAATTTAAGACTGAACCATACGAGCACCAAAGGCAAGCGTGGAAAGAATCTTGGCGGAAAGAATACTACGCTTTATTTATGGAAATGGGTACAGGAAAGTCTAAAGTAGCCATTGATACTATAGCCGCATTGTTCGAAGCAGGAGAAATAGATACTGCTTTAATACTGGCGCCAAAAGGAGTTTATGACAACTGGATACAGGGCGAAATACCAACGCACCTGCCTGACCGAATCAAACATAAGATACTGCGATGGCAACCAAATGTATCGAAAAAGTTTCTCCAAGAGCTCAAAGATTTTGCAATACCCAAGTTCCGTGAGCCAGAGACCTTGCACCTGTTTGTAATGAATGTCGAAGCCTTTTCATCTGGCAAGGGCGCCGAAACTGCTATGGATTTCCTCAAGCTTAATCCCAAAAGCATTATGATTGTTGACGAAAGCACAACCATAAAGAACAGGCAGGCACAAAGAACCAAGAACATCATTAAATGTGGCAGGCTTTGTAAATACCGTAGAATTTTGACGGGCTCGCCCATTACAAAAAGCCCTATGGATTTGTTCAGTCAATGTGATTTTCTAGCCGAAAAGTGTTTGGGGTTTAATTCCTTCTTTGCCTACCAGAGCCGCTACGCGGTCATACAGAAGCGAACGATGGGAGCTAGGTCATTTAACGAAGTAGTTGGTTATCGGCGCTTAGACGAGCTTACAGAGAAGCTGGAGCCCATTAGCACGCGCGTCCTTAAAGAAGACTGTCTAGATTTGCCGAAAAAAGTATATCAGGCACGTACCGTCCAGCTATCTTTGGAGCAGCGCAAAGCATACGATCAAATGAAAAAACATGCGCTTGTATTGCTAGAAAACGGCGAGCTCACAACAACACAAAGCGTACTGACTCAGATTATGCGCTTGCAGCAAATTACTTGTGGGCACCTTAAAACAGACGAAGGTGAAATGCTTAATTTAAAAAGCAACCGATTGAACGATCTGTTAGACGTTGTGGAAGAAGTAAACGGCAAAGCTATTATCTGGGCAACGTGGTCGCACGACATTGTGGAAATCACAAATGCATTAAAGAAAAAATACGGCGATGACGCTGCGGCTTGCTACTATGGAGAAACGTTGCAAAGCGAACGCCAGCAGATTGTGAATACGTTTCAGGACGAAAACAATCCCTTGCGTTTCTTTGTCGGGCAACCAAAGACAGGCGGATATGGCATTACCCTGACTGCTGCCAACACCATGATATACTTTAGCAACAGCTACGATTTGGAGATACGACTTCAATCTGAAGACCGAGCCCACAGAATAGGACAGGAAAAGCCTGTAACGTACATTGATTTGCTTGCAGAGAAAACAATCGACGAAAAGATAATACAGGCGCTTCGTAACAAGATTAATCTTGCTGGCCGCGTACTAGGTGAAGAAGCAAAGCAGTGGTTACTTTAGTTACCAAACAAAGAACCGATACCTGCTTTTGTACCTTGTTCTCGTTCTTTGATTAAGTTCGCAATTGGATCATTCGGAAAAACCGTTGAGTATTGCGTTCTCTGGTTGTTATTGCCTGTACCACTGGGGTTAGCCACGGGAGGAGATGGCTGGGGTGGTACAGGCTTAATCGGCGCCGTCTGGGGGGGTTGATTGGACACCGAAGATAAATAGTTTTCAAGTTCTTGCTGGGAGGGCATTTCAGAAGCCTCGGCCATTGGTACAAGATTAAGGCTAGGCATGTTAAACTCGCCCATGTTTTCCTCTATTTCCTCACGGGATGGAACAAAACCAGCATTGTATAAATAGCCGCGCAACTGACGGTTTAAACGCATCTTTTGATTGTTTGTTTGACCCTCAACGCCACGGGCAATGATTAAAGACATAAGCTTCGGATCTTCTGCGGCTTGCACCAACAGGTCGCCCATATATTTCTTTGGCATATAAATAAAACGGTTTCGAGCTTCTTGCGCAAAGAAACCCGGCACTTGGATGGATCCAGTCATGCCCAAGGTTTGTGCTACTTGCGAACCAGTTCTTGCACCAATTACACGAACAACAAGATCTCGTAGACTATCTGGCACATCTTCAGGCGCAAGTTCTGCTGCTTTTCCACTTTGTAAATTTCTTTCAACGAAGGCCATTTCATTTAACAAAGTATTAAATCGTGTGGCTTCGCTATCTGAAAACATCCCTTGCTTGCGCATCATGGTAAGCAACGAGTCTTTGCCGCGAGCCAAGGGCTTTGTGAAGTAGTCCTTGTAAGCTATTAAGCTACCCTCGCCCTCACCTTTGTGCAAGCCTGAATAAGCGTAGGCATGATCCATGATTGCAGATCGCAATCCTCTAAAAACATCATCGCCTGCTCGTCTTGAAGCCACCATCAAAGCATTCATATTTTTTGAGGGCGTGGCTGTTCTGTTGTTTGGATCCCCAATGATCTCACCTATTACATCGCCGGGTCGTTCGTCTTGACCAAGAAACTTTCCAAAAGAAAGTTGATCTTTAAGGTTTTTATTAAACAAGCTGTTTTCTTTTTTTGTATCCGCTAAGATTTTTTGCGCTACTACAGCATTGCCAAGTTCTTCTTTTAGCGTAGGAAACCGTGATAAAGCGGCATCATTCTGGTTCATCCAAGTTGTCAAACCAGCCATATTAACGCGGTCAGTCTGTGGATTATAGAATCGAGAGACAGCGCTTCTAAGCATTGTTTCTTGAGCCGCGAGCACCGTTCCGAGCTCCGCCGCAGACGTTTCCGCAAATTCTTCACCAACATTTTTAACTAAAAATTCCGCCGCATCCTGTAGTTGTAATAAATTTAGATTGGTTGAGTTGACGCTACCGCCCAACACTTTGTCTTTAAGAAGCTCTGGAGGTATCCTATCGCTTCCTGTTCCTTTTTTTGACAAGACACTGCCAGCAAAACTTCTTGTAAAAACATCATTTAAGGCTTTGCTATAATTAAAAGCGTCTTTTAATCTTTGTTGATTTTCCGTCAACATCTCATTTGCAGCACGTTCTCTTGTTGCGAATGACCCGAACATGGGAGTTATAGTTAAACCTAAATCGTCCAAAGCCGCTTCTGCCATTTTGCCATAAAAGAATGCGTTTCTATATTGTCCCGCAGCAATTGAGTCTCGTGTGTAAGCTAACATCGTGCTTCTAAACTTCATTAGATCTCCGACGGTTACATCTGGGCGGTTTGCTTCTAAAATTTGAGTTTTAGGCCGAAAATCTCCGTCCATCTTCTGTTCAAGATCAAAGTCTACTCTCTGTTGAAGCCTTGCCTCCTGCACTTTTTTTAAAGCTTGGGCGTAGTCAATCATTTTTTCTGCGTATGACGCTATTCGATTACGCTCTATTGCCGAATACTCAAACCCATAGCGTTCTTCACGACCGAAATAACCTTTTTCGCGATATCTTGCTGACGTATTTGAAAGCTCCCTAATTAAATCATCCCAAGGAGCAGTATCCATTTCTTTCATCTCGTTAATGACTTTTACCAAGTCATTATCCTGTCTATTAAGGAAATTTCCAATTAAACGGTTTTCAACTTCGGGTTGAGTATGACGGTACTTTTGTCCCCAATCTTCCGCCACCTGTCCTAATTTAGCGGCACGATCTTGCAGGGCTTTGATGTCATCCTTGCTCTCATTATACCTTTTTGTGTAATCGTCAATTTGATCTATATCTCTACCAGACACACGAGCAACAAACTTCGTAATTAAAGAAGGCAGCGGCTCTTCGGGTAAAACCTCCCTTTCTGTAATTCGGTCAAATGTTTGGACAATATTTATTGGATTTGCATTGCCTCTTTGATCTACTTTTTTGTAAAGAGCTTTTTCTTGTTCCCTTGCCAATTTCATTACACGACTAATGCTGTCGCTGATGATTTGACCAGCCTTTGCTCCGTCATCTTCTGGAGTCGATAAGGTTCTACTAGCTGTTTCCATTGCATCGGCTAGAGCAGAGTCGAGTAAAGAAGAAAGCGTTGTCTCGTAATTTTGTAATTGCACCTCGGCAGCTAAGGCTAAAGCGTCTGGATCATCCATTTGTACCAAAAGATCTACAATCGTGCTCATTGCTTGAGCATTTTGTTCAACCGCTCTTTTTGCCTTTGGAGAGGATCGCTTACTTCTAATTAAAGCATTGTTTAATAAGGCTAAAGCAGGACTTTGTGCTTTTAATGCGGATCTTATCTTGCCGGGCTCTACGTTAAATTGTCTAGCACGCGTTTGTAATTCAGTTTCGCTTAAATCATCCAGCGCTTTAGCAACTTGCTCAGGATCTTCTCCGAAATCCTCTAATATTTTTACAATTTGAGAGCCTAACTTTTGCTGTTTTGTTCCCTCTCTGCCACCACGGATAAAGTTTGTTATGGATTGTTTGATTGGATTATAAAGCAACGTAGCATAGTTGGCAGGATTGAATACTGTACCACCAGCCAATTCAGCACTAAATCTTTTAAGGGTATTGCCGGGGTCGGACTGCTCCGCCAAGGCACCTGCTGTTGATGCAGATGTTAAAGCTCCCACTTCATATGCACCGAAGGTGCCGGGACTACGGCGAGCTGTATCTAAAATTTTATCAACGGGTGTAACCCTTACACCCGGTTGTATGCCTCTGCTTTTAAGATAATCGGAAATAAAAATACTGGTGCTCTGTAACGGCTGTTGCGCGGCTAGTCTGTAAGGAGCAGCCACCATTGGAACACCTGCACCCATTGACTCTCCAAAAGCTTCTGCGCCAACGTTTGTATATTCTTGATCATTTAAAAATATTGAATTTAAACCTTCGGCAAAGATTAAACCTGTCAAAGCTCCGCCAACTATACCGACAGGTCCGAAGGGGGCGCCTAGCATCCCACCAGTAACCATGCCTGAACCTTGTCCTAAGCCTCGTAAAAGACCTCTTGAAGTTGCTGCGGTGGGATCGTCTTCAACATCTGCAAGATAAGTAATGACGTCGGTTGAACTAAGACCAGATTCATACGCTGCGTCTAAATCGTAGCCTGTTTCTTGGCTTAGATAAGAAGCAATGTCTTCGTCTGTCAAACCTTCTCTACGAGCCTGACCGTATTCGAAAGGTATTTTTTCACCAAATGACGTATTTATTTTTTGCTCTTCTGCCATTAGTTTTCCGTGGTTTTTGTTTTTCGTTTGTCGAATTTAGACGGATCCACCCCAACTTTTTTACCGCCCTTAATTCCTACCAATAGGGCTTCGTAAGCTTGAATAATTGCTTCTGATTGAAGAATAGCATTTTCTGCGGAGGCACGCTCACTCGGCGAAACAATTGTAGTGAGATCTTGCTGAGCTTTATCTACTTCTCTTCTAAATAAAGTTATTAAAGCCTGAACTTCCTTAGAGGCTTTTTGTCTTGTGCCTGTAAGAGCCTTGCCTTGAGGGAGGGTTGTAGCAAACTGGTTGACTGCTTCCTGTGATCTGCCCGGCACAATATTTCTAAAAGCTATTTTAGCACTTTCATTTAGCGTATTCAGCTCTGTTAAGGCGGTTTCCGTCTGTTCTGCGGGGGCATTAATATCGAGCAGTCCAACGCCAAGGTTTACCATATTTCTAAAGAATGCACCTGTACCAAACGCAGCTCCTCCAAATTTTTCTAATGCAGAATTATCTGCTGTAGAAATTGGTTGTGGCGGCGGGAAACGAATTGTAGTTGAGAGCCCTAAACTAGATCTTAATTTTTCGGCATTTTCCACGAGAGGTGGTACAGGAGTGCTTACGGTAGCACCCGGTTGTGGTTTAATATAATCGTTGATAGCACGTTGAATTTGCGCCACTGTATCAGGGTCTAGCGTTTCGTCCCCGCTTGCATATCGACTCATTAATTCCGTATCTTCTAGGAGGCTGCGGTCTGATTTTGTCTTAGAAACTAATTTGGCTCCGCCTGCTGCAAGTATTGCATCTTCTTCATCTGAGCCTTTTCGAACAACTTTCGTAGTACCGTCATCCAATTCATACATAACAGTATCGGCATCCGCTCTGTCACGGTTGTATAGATATTCGTCGTACTTTTTCTTACGCTCTTCGGCACTAAGCTCTTTGTTCAACTCGCGCTCTTCTTTGGCAAGTTGTCTAAGGAAAGCTCTGTCTTCTGCTTTAACCGTATAACCCTCTTGCCTAAGTTCGGCTTCAATGGTTCTTGCCACTTCGCGCTCTTCTTTAGAGATAAGATATTTTTGCTGACGCTCTTCCTTGCTCAGATCTCTTTCGAGCGCTCGCTCTTCTCTAGCAAGTTCTCTTACAAAGTCTCTATCCTCTGCGGCTTCAATATACCCTTGTTGTCTTAATTCTTGGGCTATATCACGTTCTTCCGCGCGATCTTCTTTAAGTTCCTGATAACGTTGCGCACGCTCTTCTGCGCTAAGCGTCCTATTAAGAGCGCGTTCTTCTGCTGCTATCTCTCGTAAAACTTCTCGATCTTCTGCATCGAGCGTTCGTTTTAACAATCTTTCTTCGGCTGCAAGCGTAGTATCTAACTGCCTTAGTTCTCTTTCAATTTCGTCTGCTTTGGCTCTTTCTTCTTTAGCAATCTGAAAACGTTCTGCTCGTTCGTCGTTAGTGAGCTTATAACCTTGAGCTCTTTCTTCTGCTGCAATTTTTTTCAGCTCTGCACGATCCTCATCTTCAATTCTATAGCCTCTCGCCCTAAGTTCGGCTTCAATTTGGTTAGCAACCTTAATTTCTTCTTGCTGCTTGAAAACTTTCATTTGTGACTTCTCTGCAATTTGTGTCTTGAAGAGCGTTGGATCACCAGAATAGCCGTCTTGAGTTCTTAATTTGTCATACCTTTCACGTTCTTTTGGTTTTGATAAATCAAAAGTGACTACACCATCTTTGCTATATAAATTAATTTGTTGAACATCTGGGTTCCTAAAGTCGTCTATTGATTTTGCGTCCATCAAATCGACAAAACCAGCTCCTACAGCCGACTTATAATCCTCTGCATTGTTTACATCGACGGCAATAATTTGAGTTGGATCATTAAGGTTGATCATTGTTTTCATAGACGCGCCTTTTGGAGGCACTTTTTCTCTTATGCGAGCATTAGGATTTGCTTTTTGAAAAGCGTCATAATCGCTTTGTGTCGATAGCGGTTGCGTTGCGATAATGTTTCCCTTGGCATCCAAAGCCTCGTACATCTTACCAATTGGTCGATTGGCCGCTGCCAATGCTGCCGCTTTATCTTTAGCTAAATCAGACTCCGCCGCAGTAAGCGCCGCGAGCCGCGCTTGTCGGTCTAATTGCTCTGTCTGCGCTCCAATAGCGCCTAGCTGCGTACCAAGACCCGTGGTCGCCGCTGCAAGTTGCGCGGCGGGGGACAACCCACGAACGTCCTGACCTTGCGCCCCAACACCAGAGGCAAAGCGTCCCGCCGCATCCGAGATAGCAAAGAGGGCTTGTGCTTGAGACATGCGCTTAGCGTCGTCTCCACCGCCCATTATTTCCTGATATATTGGTAACCTTGCGTCGTAGTAAGGTCTGACTTCGCCGCCGTTTGCTAGGCGGACGGCTCCGCCTTGGCTAAAATTTTCGGGTGGAGTGTTGCCCGCCCCCGCCATCATTAGGGAACCGAGCCCGCCACCCATTGCTGTAGCATCACCCTCAGATGTTTCCATTTCTATATCGCCAGCTAGATTTTTGACCAGATCGCCAATACCGCTGTCCAAAGCGCCTTCTTCTGTCAGCATTAAGGTAGGTTGCACCATTGCCAAAACAGACTCTGGGGTTTGCATGGCGTCTTGTTCGCCAACATACATTGCTAATTCTCTGTATCGGTCTTCTACAGGGCGATCATTACCACGTATAGCGTTGATGACCTCTTCAGGAGATTCCGCCATGTCTAAGCGCTGTTCTGTATTTGCCAAATAATCTTGCGCCATCATTTGCGCTTTATCTCTCATGCCCATTTCAGCGGACATAATCCCCTCCGCCGCTGCTTCTGGCATTGCTGGTGCGGGAGGCACGGGCGCTACGTCGCCGCCCATTTGTCTGAACAAGGGACGATCCATTACGGCGCCACCCATATTGTACTTTTCAGCCAGCTCAGGGCTCATCTTTTGCTGAACGCTCTCAGGTAGCTTGGAGAAGCCTTTGAATTTAGAAGGTACATTCATTTTAAAATAACCCCGCTCTGTTAGCGCCTGCGGCGGCGGACAAACCTTGTATACCTAAACCAATGGCTGTCTGAAATGGTGAAACTTGTGGTGCACTCGCAGCAGTCAAGGTAGATGACCCAGTGGGCGTGCCTGAATAAATGTCAGACAAAAAGCCATACTGTTGATAGGGTTGAGTGTATCTTTGCAGATTAGTTAAACGTAACGCGTCCAATCCTGCCTGTCGAACGCCTCGATCTAGTCCGCCTGTAGCCATTAGGTTTTGTAGGTCAGACCCTTGCAGATTCTGAAGTATTTCACCTAATCCTGCTTGTTGGACTCCCAATTGCCCCATCAACTGGGAGCCCTGTAGCTGCCTTTGCCTAGCATTTTCAAAGCCTTGCATGGCGGCTTGCTGTGCCTGTTGATAACCTGCTGCGCGCATTTGTGCAGCAGTCCTGCCTTGTTGTTCTAATATATTACGGCCTATTTCGGCTCTTTCTATTCCTTCTCGGCTTCCACCAAAAGCGCCTGCACCCACAGCGCGAGCTGCGGCTTGGTTCTGTTGGATCTGCCCCTGCCTGCCAATGTCTGACAAAGCTTGCTGCACTGCAACATTTTCATAGGGATTAAAATAACCACCTATTCTGGTCATTGGATTAAACTCAGAAGCAGCGCCTGTCAAACTACCAATGCCTGCACCAATGGCGCCCGACCCCTGTTGAATAAAAGGACGGTAAGCTCCAACACCTGCTTGAGCACCAGAAATTGCACGCTGCTCGTTTGGGGAAAGCCCTGCAACCTGATAATCAGGCATTTGTGTGCCTGCTGCTATACGGTCTCTGGTAAACTGTTGTACGTCACCAAGTAAGCCTAGACGATAGGCTTCAATTGCGGGATCTTGCTTTGCAATCTGTATGGAGGTTGTTGTGCTCATGCTCGTACTCCTCCTTCAAATCTTGACATCAGATCGTACATTTTCTTGATACCCGCTTTTCTGCTTCCGTTACCTAAACCACGAACGGCGCGAGCTGTCATTACAAATTCACCGTCAGAGAGCATCGCAGGCACGTCGTCCGAGGTTTCTGTACCTGCACCTGCGATAGCTCCTGAGCGCCGAGGAAACTTTTCCATCTCACCACCCGCCGCAGCTCTTACAGGCGGAATAGCCATAAGTGGTTGGTATAAGTAATTTGAAGCAATACTAAAAGGAGGTTGCTCAACCATCACATCATCAATAGTTAAATATGTCGGTGCACCCGCTACCCCCACACTATATTTTTCTTTGTTTTCTTCCAGTCGTTTTTCGGCTGTATCGTCAGGATCATAACCTGCAACATTCAATTCGTCCTGTTCGGGTGGATCAAAAGCACCAAGAGCCGCAGCCCCTGCGCCAGCAGCCGCCGCTGCCTTACCGTACTGCTGCATAAAAGTAGGCGCGGAGTCTTGAAATAACGCCAATTTATCCGAAGAACTTAACGCTTCAAAAGCATCTGCGCCCATTGCTTTCTGAGCCGCTTCATAGTTAGCCTGCTGCAAAGAAGATGCGTCTGGCATTAAGTAGTTATAAAAATCTTTTCCTGATTGAACTGTATTTTCTACAGCATTGCCCAAGAAACCAGAGCCCTGCCCCGCAGCTTGGTCGGCTACTTGTTCAGCAAGTTTACCACCAATAATTGGTTCGCCCGTTCCGCCAAGCATGCCTTTCGGCATACCAAACTGTCGAAAGCCCTCCCCAAAAGATCCGCCCTCCATAGTCATTCCTTTAAAACCAGCCGTCAAACCACCTATTGCCCCGCCGATTAAAGCAGATTTAAGACTATCCTTAACACTCTTGCCCTGTATTAATGATCCGAGACCCGCGCCCAACGCACCAGAGGCCACGGATCCTAAACCCGGCGCTATGGCATTAATTGCAAAAGGTAAGATTACAGGAGCAATTTTCTTAACAACATTAAAAGCTTTTTTTGCGAGCTTCTTAACACCCGATACAATTTTCTTAAAAAAGAATTCTGGCTGTCCAGTAAAAGGGTTAATGCTGTTGTTGTCGTTACCTACGATATACCGCGCCATGTCAACGTCAGAATTCTGAAAACTTTCTGCAAGTTTTTCTACAAGCTCAGGGTTTTCTTGCAGTATCTCAGGAGACACCACCAACTCACCTGTTTTAGCATGAATAAGTTTGTCATCACCGTTTCTACCGAAAGAAACCATTTGTTGCGCAACATCGCCAAAAGAATTTAAACCGCCTTGACGTCCAAACGCTAGAGCACGATCATCGAGCTCATCTAAATTAGAGGTAAGGAAAGACGCTAAACCCCCGTCTGGTAAATCAACTACATCAACAGCCGCCATCAACTATCTCCTGACATTTGTTCTGGCATAGTAACAATTATTATTGTACTCCGCTTTTCGCTTCCTGTCCATGACTCTCCGCAATCTGGGCAATTTCCATCTGGATAAGAAGCTATTTCTTCTGGTGTATCTACTTCGTTACTACAGTTTACACATTCCACTGTATCAGAACTTGTCGAAGGTTTCCACCTACTACCGTCAGGCATAATAAGAATATCTGTCATGAAATCACCACTGTTACTGTTCCTACTGCTGATGTGCCAACATTTGTTGCTGCAACTGTTGAACTTGCACGTTTAATCTTAACAAAACCATTGTCTTCAAAAAGATCGCCTTCTTCCAAAACGCTCACCGCACTTACGTTTGGCATATTTGGTATGTTTAAAAGAGGGTTTCTTGTTTCATCTATAAAATTGTCTAATGACCTAGCTAACTGGTTTACGTAGGCAGAGTCGTATTGCGGTGGAGCAATAGGAATAATAGATCGAACAATCTTTCTACTCATCGGCGCCCGTCTGGTCGTGCATCTAATCTAGGTGCACCCAGCCTCCATTGTACGCCTGTTGTGTTGCTCTCAACTTTTAAATTAACTTGTCGCCCTCTTAACCGCATGAAAACTTGATCAGTGTAATTATCCTTACCCGAAACAACAGAACTTCTTATAACGTCCCCGCTTTGTGTCCCCTGCCCTGCTGCGCTTCCATTGTAGTTACGAGAGCCCATTGTTAAGGTTACTTGTGGCGCGGTGGCCGTGGAATCAGAAAAGTTAAGGTCGGGTATTACTCTATTAACCAACATAAATTGTTGACCGTCGCCAATATCAAAATCAGACGACTGAACAAAGGCATTTATAGGAACCGCAGGATTAACACTACCGTCATCCAAACCATTTTCGTGGTTGTACAACACACCGTCTGTGCCGGGCGCTTGTGGAAATAAACGAGATCCTGACGCTCTGTCATTCCAAGCGGTTCTAGCAAGCGTTCCATAATACCAAACCTGCTCTAAGTAGTTATATATAACGTACCGATCTATTTCGGAACTACTTCCAGAACAATAAAACCACCAAACTTCTGAGTTACTGGATAAGCTTCCAGCAAAAAACTTAAAGGACTGGTTTCTATTCATGTCGTCAAAAACATATTGTCTTACGCTGCACGGTATAGGGTTAATTCGACCATCATAAACATAAAAGTTTTCTTGACCCATCCAAAATACCAAATCGTTTACACTTATACCTGTATTCGGACCTGCGATACGCACATTCGTACCAAGAATCGCCGTACCAAAAGTGAACGGCGGTCCTATAAACTGTACACTGTGTAAACTATTTTCTGTAAAAACAAGGATTTGACGTGTTGTTCTGATAGCCGAGACAATTTCAGAACCTTGAGACAACCGTATATCGCCAGCAGTATTCGTGGCCGTGGGTGTCCAATCTGTTACGCTTTCCTGACTAGACCATCTAATTAATAATGGGTCAAACGTAGCACTGCCTATGGGATTAGCACCAAAGCACAAGACATGACGATCTGTGTCTGATACCATAACTTGACGCGTGGTTGTGGGGACATCGGATGCACCAGCTAGTGAGCTCAACTCAACCATTCTAGTTGTTTTACCATTTGTAGCGTCCCAATAGTAAATGCTTCCATCTACGATATTTGCCACCAAATCCTCGCCCCAAGAGTCCGATTTCCAAAGACGAAGGTTTTGCCCTGCCAGCGACCCCGCGCCAGAGCTCCAAGTAAAACGACCCCATGTCCCTGCGCCCCAACCATTACCAAGAAGCGTGGTGTTAAGACCAACATCTATCTCCATAGCTGCGGTAACAGAGCTTCCGCCGCCTGATGTTGATCCAGAAGAAGCTGAGCCTCCTGTATCTACAGTAAAAGTATTGGCGTTAGGTACTGTCAAAATCTCAAAGTTTTGATTTATTTCATCCGCTGTAATGCCGTCTACAGCCGTAGCACCCGCAAGAGTAACATAGCCCCCAGCAGATCCACCATGCGAATTAGCCGTTACGGTAATAATACCAGATCCTGCGGTGCCCGTTGCAACAGGATTAGATCCAAGGGTCAAGGTCGTACGGATCGGGGTTATGTCATAGTAAGTTCCACCGTCCTCAAGGTACGCTTTTTCGTGCGTACCCATAAACAAAAAGTTTTCTGAAGCAAGCGTAACAAAGTCCAGCATGTTGCGACAACTACCTTGAAACGTGGTTGTTGCTATCTTTTGCCAGCCACCAATACGCTCCACATAGCCAGACTTAAAACGGATCTTATCTCCGTCAAACCAACCACCTTCGTTAGAATAGTTGGTGCCTTCTCGGTTGATTCCCGGCTTGAACTGGAGTTTGCTTAGTGGCATGTAACATTACTCCGCTGCTTGGATCTCGTTGCCGTCTTCTTCTGCCCATTCGAGGATGGCTTGATAGTGGCGATTGTTTGGGTCAAGGGGAACGGACATTAAAGTATCGTCACTTAAAACAACATTAATACAAGAATTTTCGCCTGTGATAATATCAGCTATATATTTTGCACTAGTAATATTCATAATTATAACTCCGCAATAATCAAAGTTCTTTTATCGCCATTTGTGTAAATCCCAACGGCTGACCTTGCCGTCAAACCACTAGCAACACCAAAATTAATACCACCACCATTCGCGCTTAAACCATTTACAGCGACAGCGTTACAAGTAAATGTAGTGCCATCATAAAGAGAATAATCACTAGCAGTAGTAATACTAACTGAGGGTGAGGCTCTCATTGTTACTGGTAAAGCTACATGAGTTACAGCAACAGCAGTATTATTATGCGGCACAGCCCCTGTTCCGGGTATATAAGGAGCAGAAGTGGGCGTTAAATCAACACAATACCTCTGACACCTAGCCAACTCATCCCCAAATGACCGATGCTCAAAGTCCGTGGCGGTGTCGCCTACTTCGAGTTGGACGCCTGTTAAATACCAATCATTACTTGTGCTATCAGCTAGATTAACTTGACCAACAGCTCTATTAGCTTGAGTGTTTGCACCCCACGAAGTTTGTAAAGTACCTGACTGCCAGTTAGAACCATTAGCAAGAAAGAAGTTTAATTGGATCGAAGTTGCTGTATTGTTTGTTATTGCACCTGTTGTATCACCATCAAAGGTAAGTTCTTTCTTTTCCCAAGTGTTAGCAGAACTAATTGTGTATGCTCTGCTTATATGTCTTGAATTATTATTATCGTAAAGCTCTGTAATATAAGTACCTGTTTTAGCCGACTTTACCCAAAACGATAAAGTTACTTTTTCTGCATTTGCAGTTCCTTTTTTTAATCTTTGTAAGTCCTGACCCTCAAATCTTTGGAAAAACAAATACTCTGAATTAGCAGCTAAACTTCCGTTGGCTGTTGTGCAATCAAATTTAATTGAGCTTGCAAATCCTTGCCCAGTAGGTGTGTCTGTTGATTGGGTAATAGTCCAAGTTCCTGCTGCATTTATATATCTACCAAACCTGTCAACAGTATATGCTTCACCTGATGATACACTAGCAAACGAAGTACCTCTTTGCGCCACCTGCATCGCTCCATTAATTACGAGGTTCCTGTTCCCATACTGGTTAACGTTGAGGCCAGCTTCGTTGATTCTTGATACTGCCATTATTCTGCCTCCAATGCTTCTACTCTGGTTATGAGGTCAGCTATCTGTGTTGCTTGGGTTGTGTTTTGGGTTTCTAATGTTTCAATTTTTGTTGCTTGAGCAGTAATTGTAGCTTGCTGTTCTTGAATAGCTTTAATGCACAAAGATACCATATTGCTGTATGCTAATGAATCTGGTTCACCATCATCATCATACTCAACAAACTCTGTTAATCCTGCATCATGCACTTCTTCAGCAATCAAACCGCCTACCACAAAATCTTCATTATTACCTTTGTAGGTAACAGAACGAAGTGTTAACAATTCTGCTAAACCATGTGTGGCATCATTGATTGTATTTTTATAACGCCTAGATGAAACAACTCTTCTAATATGACCATCAGAAGCAACATTAACATTCGCACTTGACGTGGTTGTATCATTATAAACACCCATTACATTCAAACTTCCACTACCATTGATTGAAAGTCTGGTTGTTCCAGATGCATCATTTACGTGGTGATTAATAAGAAAACTACCATTACCTGCGCTTGATCGTTTACTTCCAACAGTATAACCATAATTATCAGAGTCACTAGTAGCATATGAAATCATACAAACAGAACTATTATTAGTTGGACTTGAACCCAAATTAAGAGCAATATGTGGATTAGTAAACTCACCGCCACTAGCCTCTTGGATATGATTTACGTTAACTGCACCACGATCAAGAAGCATATTGTCTGCACTTGCTTTAAGACCAAGAGTACCTGTATCAGCAATACGCATACGTTCTGCTGACCCAATAGCAAAACGAATATCTTCGGCTCTAATACCCAATGGCTTTAGTGCAGCCGCAGAAGAGTTTGCAACTTGAAAACAAAAATTACCTGTTCCAACTTCACTAATATTATCTGAAAAGGAACCCATTGCATTTGTTCCCAAAGTAAAAAAAGTATGACCGCCATTATCTATAGTCATACGTTCAACTGGAGTTTGTGCGCCATCAGGAGTTGTTGAAAAAACCAATTCACTTGGCATATCATTACTTCCGGGTGTACCATTTACTCTTGCTGTTATTCTTGCTCCTTCCGCAAAGTCCGTGCCATCGTTACCAAAAAAACGAAACCTTCCTAACTCGTCATCATCTTGAACAACAGTATCATCTCCGATAGAAGCTCCTCTACTTTTATGTAAAGTGATTGTAGAAGCGTTAACACCATTTTCAAATCTAGCTAAACCTATACCGCTAGTTGTATAATCTGTTCCTAATAACTGAAGTTTAAACTCAGCAGAAAGTGAACCATCGGTTCCATCAGTATGACCAATAATAGTACGTCCTGCACTATCAATTCTCATAGCCTCAGTTGGACTATTGCCATCAGAACCATCATTAGTTCTAAATATCAAATCGCCTTTTTCATCATCCGATGTACCGTCATGGCTTGCTTGAATTTGAGCTAACGTACTCTCTTCACTACCAGATTGTTTACCCTTAAAGGTAATGGTAGACTCTCGGCCTCCGTCCGTATCCTCAGACGTACTATTTGTAAAAGTAAGATCAGGAGAAGTATTGCTTACACCGATATCAGCTTCAAACGTCCCACCACTAGACTTTGAAATAGAGTCATCCATTGACGCTATATCATACGCAACCACTTCTAAGGTGTCATTTAACGAAGCAGCTTGGGTCAATACGATACTGGTCTTTGTACTGGCGGTGTAGTCTGTTCCCGGCACGAGACAGATTCCATTTAAAAATACGTCAACGTATGCAGAATCTGCGTACTTCAGCGTTTTGCTGTTATCGTCAGCCCCTGAGAACGTGGTCTGGGAGGCAGTCGCTGTATAGATAAAACGGCTTCTTACACCTGTTCCCGGTTGATTACCTATATATGGCATTAATCAGCCTCCTGTATTGTGTTTCCTTCAGCTACCCATGCTTGTAGAGCTACCCAATGTCGATTTCCTTCTATATTTAAAGGTATGGATAATGTTTCTCCATCTATTACAGCAGAAACAGCAATGTTAGTTTCATCTATATCTTTAATATATTGTGCTGACTCAATATTCATATTTATAACTCCGCATCGGCTGTTAATTTTGCGTTAACTGCCCAATAAAGAACAGAAGCTCCACCATATACTAAACCAGAACCACCAGACCAACCGCCACAATACCATCCAGCGTCATTTGCAGCAAGATTTTGTATAGCCCCTGTATTAATTGCTGCTGAATCTGCTTGGGAAAATGAAAAATTTCCATCTTGTCCAACAGTAGGAACTGTTCTCATAGGTACAATATAGTCTCTTACCATCCCAAATACAGCACCAGTAGAATAGGCTTGGTTTATACCAAGATAATGTGTACCTAATGTGTTTTTTAATTGCTGATAATATCTGTAACACCTCCGCAACTCATCATCAAAGCTTCGATGCTCAAACGGAGTTGCTGTGTCTCCTACTTCGAGTTGGACGCCAGTTAAATAAAATTCTCTGTTTGTACTATCAAAAAAAGAAGATATTCCCACAGCTCTATTTGCATTATTATTAGCAGCCCAAGAAGAAGAATTTAATGTACCGCTAGTATAATTTGAACCAGCGTGTAAAAAAATATTCATACTCAAACTGAGGTTATTATCATCTGTAAAAGCACCAGTTGTATCCGCAGGAAATATTATTTCAACTCTTGTCCATGCTGTTGTTACAGAAAAAAGTTTACTTATAATTCTAGTATTATCTTCATCTCGCAATTCACAAACGTAAGTTGCATTTGCGTCACCTTTTACATAGAAAGATACAGCAAAAGGTTTAGCATCTGAAGTTCCTTTAGCAAACTTTTGTAAGTCTTGTCCTTCAAACCTAGTAATTAATATAAGGGCTTCATCAGCAGCAATAGAAGTATCGGCTGTAGTGCAATCAAATTTTAAACAGTTAGCAAAGCCACTAGGTCCATCAGAAGCTTGAGACATAGTTAATCTTCCTGCTGTATTGTTAGCATATAGCTTCCATCTATCTAATGTATGATATGCTCCAGCATTTGTGCCTATACCCGTTACAGACGTAGCTCTTTGAGCCACCTGCATCCCACCATTAATCACAAGGTTCCTGTTCGACAAGGCACCGCTATCGTAAACCGCACCTAGTTCAGCTAGTTCTCGTGCCTTGCTCATTATCTAGTCTCCGTCTGAAGTATGTTCAGGTTTATTTTCTGCAAGATTTGCAGCGTAGGCTGTCTTAACTGCATCAGTATGTACTTGTGCAGCAATAGCTCTGACATCTGCGCTTTCATTAGCTAAATCATCTGCACTTATATTTGGTGCAACGACATGGCGTGAAAACACTCTGCTAATCTCTACACCATCACGTTTAATAACGGTAGCTGTTCGCACTTGTATGTGCTTGAACTTGCCGACTATTTCAATTTTGTCTTCTACTGCTTCTTCCGTTAGTGCCATTTTCATCTCCTTGTCCGCCCCTAGATTCCACTAGAGGTATAGGTTTTTATATTCTGTACATTACACTGCCAGTCATAAAGGTATCCGCACCAGAATCAAAATTATTTACTAAAAAACTACCACCACCCCCAACATCGTAGCTAGTTCCCGTGTATTTAATTTCTATATTAGTGGTACCATTGTTAGCTCTTGCAAATATTAATCCATAATTCGCAGTGTCTAGATTATTAATATATGTTATAATTCCACCAGACGGTTCTGCACCGTTACCTAAATCGTTGTTTACTGTAAAAGGTAAACCAGTAATATGACACTGATTAGAACCTGTCATACCGCTTACACTGTTTATTTGTAATTGAAAAATTACATAAACTAAATTTCCAATTTTTGTATAAAGCCCATCTTGAGAGGCCATACCAGCAGCATTTCCAGTGGCCCCATCTTTAATTACTGGCGTCCAAGTTCCTTCTTCATAATCATCAAGAATAGAGCCATTTGTAGCTGCACCACTTCCTTCAGTAGCAGAAAAATCAATACCGTATCCGTTAGCCGCTGCTTTAAAATGCCCCTCACTTGTAATCAACCACCGTTCTGTAGGAGAATTGCTGTCATTTCCGTCATTGGTTTTAAAAGAAATTTTCCCTTTCTCATCATCCGCAGTACCATCGTGAGAAGCTAATATTTGCGCTAACTTACTAACTTCACCACCTGATTGCGTACCTTGAAAATCAATTCCTCTTCCTCTGCCACCGTCTGTGTCTTCAGGAACTTCACTTTTTAAAGTAACGTTACTGGTGAATGTAGTCGCATTGTTAATAGTGGAAGGCGGTGCAACAGTCGCGGCGGGTGGACCTAGATGCACAACGTAGATATTATTTGTGCCTGAAGGGGGTGCCGATGTGAATGTCAATGTTGTTCCGCTACAAGCGTATGCCACACTTGGATCTTGAATAACGTTCTCTACAACTACGCGAACCGCATTGACGTTTGCGGACTTGGACATTGTAAAAGCTGTTGTAGAGCCATCACCACTAAAGCTATCCTTCGTGGTGCTTGTGTATGCTACGGCTGGTTCGTTACCTAAATATGGCATCTATAGCTCCTACGTTGATGTGTCTATCTCAAGAATACTCAGGATAGCATCTACTGACGATGCGGTATCCGACACGACTTTAATTTGATCATTATGCTCCATAACAACCTTTTGATCCCCACCAATCGGGATTAACGCACCACCGCTTGGGATCGGTGCGTCCTTAATAATATGAACCGTATCACCCGCTTGCGTGTTTAACGTCACGCTCACAGTAATCTGAGAAGAGGCTACGTTTGCCAGAGCCAAACCAATCGCTGTGGTTTGAACGTCTAATAAAACCTGATAGCCACCAACCGCCGTAGCCGTGGTTCCTATACCTGCTGAGATCTTTCGTTTGAATGTATTTGTTGCCATCTAACTACCCTAACGCAATTGATAATGCGACAGCAGTACCCGCCGCGTCTACATTTAACCCTGTGTGGGCTTTCGCCTGTGCAGTAGCATCTGCCATGCTCAAGTCCGTCAACCCTGTCGCCACCCCACCTGTAATTTCAGGGTTTGACATCGCCAGAGTGTCACTAACACTTATCACATTTGCTCCTGATCCGCCACCATCACCGTATACAATGCTTACTTTGCCTGTTCCCGGCACTGTGACGTTGGTTCCGCTACCTTGTGTAACGATTATATTTCTATCCGCAGTAAGTGAATTTTTAAAGATAAAAAAGGCCTGAGTTGTATTTGGTGCGATTGTAAGCGTTACGTCTGCACCCAGATCAGATCCTGCGTCTACAAACTCAATAACACGATACATACCATCTGATGCGTTGCTCGATCCAGACGATGGAGAGCTTGGTCTTACTGTCAAAGTATGCGTTGTGCCCGATATGGTAACGCTTTTGTATCCAGCTAACCGATCAAAAATATCAAAGTTAAGGTTTGTGGTCGTACCCCATGTACCCGATTGTTCACCAGTGCCCGGCTTTTCAATCGCAAAGTTTGTTGTAAACGTACTCGCCATATAAATCTCCTATGCTACGTCTTTCCATGCGGCAGCTTGTAAACGATCCCCCGGCACAAACCCACCGGGTGCTCCTTGAGGTTGCTTGTAAGCAGGGCTAGATAAAGGATCGCCCGGTTGCGTACCGGGTACAGGGGGCTGGAAGTTCGGGTTTTGAACGGGAATGACCTGATCAAATACTCTAACATTTCCTACATCTCCTTGTAACTCAAAACCAGTTACGATAGCATCTGCGTTTGCTTTTACCGTTACATTACCAACATTTGTGCTACTAGACAATCCCGTTGTTACAAAGTCCACAGAAATACCAGCAATAACGGTGCCGACTTGACCACGGGCAATTTCTGCGCTGCCAACAGGATTGATTACAATATTTACATTCGCCGCCGCATCAACGGTAGCCGTGCCAACCGCGCCTGTGGCCTCTTCTCCTGTGACCGCTATGTTGCCAACGCCTACAACTGTAACGCTACCAACGCCGCCTGTGGCAGAAATACCTGTCTCTGGAACGTTTGCTGCACCCTGCACAGTAACAGAATTAAGCGCACCTGTACCAGCAGATCCCGTTACGCCTACGTCCGCATTCGCTGCAATCGTTACACTACCAACCGCACTTGTAGCTGAAATACCTGTCTCTGGGACAATCGCATCACCACTGATCGTTGGTGATCCTACGGCTCCTGTACCCGCAGACCCAGAAGCAGCAACGTTTGCTGTACCTGTAACGGTGACTGAATCGACAGAACCTGTGGCAGACTCGCCTGTTACGCCGACATCTGCATTCGCCGCAACAACAACCGTGCCTACGGCTCCCGTGCCAGATATACCTGTTTGTGGAACATTTGCGTCACCTGTCATAGTGACTGTGCCTACGGCTCCTGTACCAGCAGAACCTGTAGCACCTACATCAGCCGCAGCCGCAACAACAACTGATCCAACCGCACCTGTTCCCTCAGAACCCGTAACGGCTGTATTTGCTTCCGCTACAACCGAAACAGAGCCGACGCCACCTGTAGCCGCCAGCCCTGTCTCTGGAACATTAGCTTCCGCAACGACAGAAACAGAACCGACCGCACCTGTTCCTGCCACTCCCGTGACAACCACTGGGAGGGGTTCGCCCCAACTATATTGAGACCATGTACCTCTACCCCAACCCGAAATCGCTGTCATCGGATTTTACCGTTTAGGCGATACGGATAATAGCGTTACTCGCGTCCGCTGTTGGGAACTGAACAGTAAAATCGCCAGCAGTCGATGTCTTATCGCCGCCAAACGCCAATACAATAACAGCTTTATCTGACGCACTACTGTTATAAATCAATGCGCCATTTGCTGTAATTGTTGCTGTTGAAAACGTCGTGTCACCAAAATCAGTCAAAGCAGTTGTGCCGCTAGAGCTTGGGTCTACTCTTGTCAACGTATTGCCGCCAGCAGAATAGCCTGTGCCAGAAACTTCGTTAGTTACAGCATACGCTGTTGTCGAAGCACCTAGTGTTGCTGATGATGTGAAGAGAGCAAGCTTAAAAGTGCTTCCTCCTGAGTTTTTAAAGTTGTGTGTTCCCTCAAGAAGCTCTTTCTTGAAAGAAGTACACATTGCTTGCGTGATCGCCATGTCATAATCTCCTTATTGCGTCAGCCAGTTTTGGATGCCCTGCATCTATAAGGGCATTATACACGGTTGTGCGGTCACTGCGAATAGCTTCGCGCATATAAAATGCAACCACCTTTTCCATGTGCTTTTGGAACGCTTGAGCCTGATCCCTGATAGCGGGATGTGCTGTATCAGATACACTGATTAGCTTCTCAACGCAGCGTTCTGCAACTTCATCGGGACTAAACCCACGATTGTTTGTTGTTTGTATTTTGACGATTGGATCGTCTGGAACATCAAAATTAAGTTTAAACATTATTGTTTTGGCCTTATAACTTTACCAACACGATATTCTTGTGTGGTTTCTTTTGCTTCACCTAACATTTTAAGCCCAACTAGAGCTTCTTGAAAGCGTTGATTGTATTGAGCCATCATGTCGGGCTCTCCTTTCATAAAGGTATAAGCCTCTACTAAAGACCCATATAACAAGGAGAGCTCGGCGTTTTCACTCAACCAAGAAGTAGCCGTCCCCGCACCAGATGTAAGACTGGCGGGTCTATAAAGGTATTGAACCTCTACATCATAGTCTGCGTCAGGAGTAGGAGCCAATATAAAGTTACCAACGTCGAATTGCGCATAGTATTTTGGCTTTCCTGTTACAGTGTAATCAGGGTTATATTCCTCTATAAACGAAAGATCTTTAAATTGAAGAAACTCTTTTTCATAGTTTCCTGAAGCCGTTCCTTTATAAATTGTAATTGAAAAGGGTGCCAAGAAATCAGTTGGCGCACCTAAATATTGATTTCCAGTGCTTGTAAGACCCTGTTTATTCCGCATAAATAGATTGAGCTGAACGTTTTTTAATATCCGCTCTTCTGCTGCCCTTATAAATATAGGAAGATTGTTTACGAAAGTCGTTTCCGAATTTTCCGTATAATCTTGAATTGCTTGTTTTAAACCGTCGTATGTAAAACTCATGGTGTGTTCGCTTGGCCTCCCATACCTGAATGGTTGGTACAATAATAATACAATGTTGGAGCTCCTGCGGCTACCGTTATTTCTGTGTACGATCCCAAGCTACCCGGTGTTCCAACAGTTACCACACCCGTGGTGTAAGGTACGCCACTGCCATGTGTGCCGTCAGAAGTTGTTGAGAAGCGCAACGGATGTCCGCTATTGGTCGAATCGCTTTGATCAAAATGGTATATATTGCCCTCTAACAAATTCATGGTCGCTTGAGGTGTGCCGTTGATATAGTAAACATTACCGCTGCCGGGGTTAGCGACAGTAACATAGAACGTCGTTACGTTTGTAGACAATGAAACAGACGCTACGCCACCCGTAGCTACAGAGCCTGTAAGAGCTTGGTTTACAGTAGCAGGGAGTTGAACGGTTACTGTGCCCACGCCGCCCAAGGCCTGCGCGCCTAAAGTTTTTGGTAAAAAGACAGTCACCGTACCTACTTCACCCGTAGCTACTAAATCATTATCAGGCGTTACTCCCGATATTTCTTTAAAACCGACTGGATTAAAACCATATTGAGTGCTCCTCTGAACACTTAACTCTGTCTCAGGGCGCGCATCTTTTAAAGCTTGCGCATCGGAAACGTCCCGCAAAGGCTCTAATTGTGGGTGCTTTGGTTCCCACTCATCCGCGCCAACAATTAAGCCCGTCCACTCTTTACGCATTCTATTAAGAGGATACCTGAAACCCGATCGGTCTGAAATACCGTATGCTTTTCTACCAATCGCATATTTAGACATTAGTTCACCCTGTAGTAATCCAAGCTTGGTTGGACATTAAAGGACGCTCGATCCCTGTCTTCAGTCATTGCACGATCAATTTCTTCTTCGTAAACCGCTTTCAAAAGTTGTATTCTATCTGGCGCACGTTTGATCGCTAGATAGTAAGAAAGACCTGCGGCTAAACAAGGGTAAAATCGAAAAGGGACATCAAGCGTATTTATCGCCGAACCCGAATCATCCATGCGAACTAAACGATCAAAAATAATCACATCAGTGCTGTTATCAGGGGTTGGCCAAACCTTCAGTAGAGGCTCTATTTGTCTGTCAACAAAAAACTGTGATACACGTGCCTCTGTGCTTTTGTTTGGAATATTAAGGTAATCGTCGCGACTAACTCTAGTTAAACCAAAGTCTGTGCTGTCCCTACGGACTACAGCAGACAAAACGTCTATGGTGTTTGCCCCCAAAGAATAACTGGCCGTCCCTTTAGTCAACGTTTGTGTTGTTTGCTCTATAGTCCACTGGTTTATACCTCTATTCGCCCATTCCGCTAACATAAGGTTTAGCGACCGCTTAGCCGTTTGAACGTCATAACCAGTGCGAACTTCCAGTCCGCACCGTTCAAAAGCCTCTTCAATATAATCGGTGACGTTTAATTCAAACGTTTTTGTGCCAGAGGTCGCCATAACTTATTTCTTCTTTTTTACCATACCGCCGCCGCGCATCTTCTTAACCATGCCTCCGCCGCGCATCTTCTTAACCATGCCTCCGCCACGCATTTTCTTAACCATGCCTCCGCCACGCATTTTCTTAGCCGCTGCTGGTTTTTTTCTGGGTCTCATCGCCATCTTTCAGTCTCCTGTAAAGGGTTTCACGTTGATTAAATATTTCATCGACATTGTAGTCTTCTTGATACTTATCATAATATCCTAACTCACGCAAAGTATATGCTGCTTCTTGGACTTTAGATAATCTCTGTAAAAATATCATAGCATAAGGGGTGTTTATGTGGGGCTCAAAAGACCCGTCATCAACTAAATCGTTGCTGTCATCGTCAGGGTGAAAACCCATTAACCAAAGATCTTTCTGCCCAAAAATACCTTGAGAGATTGCTTCGTTATATGTTTCTAATTCACCATGAAAAGATTCCGCATCTCTTTTAAAGAATTGGTCAACAATTATGACCAAATCAAGAGAATCCGAAAAATTACTCATGCAACTAGTCAACGCTTGGGATCCGCCATATTTAAAAACAATTGCTACACGATTATCTAACCAAGCTTTTTTTGCGTAAGGACATGGGGGCATGTTATTAAAATAAGGTGATTTCTTTTCTAAAGCAAAAGCAGACCACGCTCTTATCTCTTCACAAATCTCTTTTTCGTCGCCAACATAAAAATTATGTACATTAATCATTGACATACAGACCCCTTTGTATGCTTTCTTCTGTTTTCCATAACGGCACCACAACCTCGCGCTACAACCGCCCCTGTGACTTTTTTACCGTTGTAAGGACGTTTTCTTTTCTGAGGTGAAATAATTTCCCCACCACGCGCAGCCATCTTAACCTCAGCGGATTTGGTGTTTGCAACAACCGTCTTACCTTTGGCGCCAGCTTTTTTCTTTTTCTTTGCTGTTGAAGCTAGTTGGGACTTTGATAACGATCTTGCCTTGGAGCGAGGCAAACACCGATCAGGGTTTTTCTTATCCTTTGAAGTTCCGCATTCGCCCTTTACTTTACCATCGGTGCCAATACGAACCCAGTCTTGATCCAACCATTTTTGCAGCTCGCCCATTATGCTTTCGCTTTCTTTTTACCTTTTGCACCCTTTGCGTAATTTGGATCTTTACAATACTTTGACGCTGCTAAATTTGCATAAGCAGAAGGGTACGTGTCAAAAGTTCGCTTTGCCCAAGCTTTACCAGCGGGACATATTTTACTGCCTTTACTTTTTTTAGAAGCTTCTCCGCCTTTTCGAAAATAAGATAAGCCACGTGGAGTTTTCATTTTAGATGTTCCCGGCATTATAAAAACCTTTCTGCAATAGCTGCTGCAACAATTAAACCTGCAATGCCCCATAACCGCATGTCTAATTTATCCAGTTGTTTTTCAATACGTTCGAATCGTCTGTTCGACTCTTTTTCGTGTTTTTCCATTAAACTTAAAACTTCCGCAACTTTCATCAACATTTCCACCTTTTTCGAGCCTGCCGTAGTCTTGAATTAGGGTTTTTTGCAGCTTTTGGAAATTTTTTCATTTGACCAGCAGATCTGGCGCAAAAAGACTTGCGCCTCTTAGCGGCCTTACTTCCGCGCTTGACTTTGCCAGTAACAGCAGTCTGTAGCTTTGAGCCGGGGTTCTTTCTCCGATACGCGGCTACACCCGCCTTTGTCATTCCCGCCCCTTTACTGGTGGGGCGAAAATTCTTTTTGTTACGTTTTGGCATATTATCACGTTTACGTTCTGCCATTGCACTAACCTTAGTTAAAGAAGAACGTGGCCGCTGTAATATTTGTCAGAGTAGACACGTGAATATCGCTTACACGAATGCCGTTAGATGGAATGTTTACCGAATGAGTATCAGAAGCATTAAAGTCTAAATCAAGAACGGTTGTCCCGCCGCTACCGTCAGTGACGGTAAGACGGGGCGTACCTGAAGCAGTCTTCAACTGTATCTGCCGAATACGAGCAGGCCCGACTGCAAGCGAGCCCGTTGCTGTAATTCTTTTTGATTTGACATCAGAATCAGACATTTAGGTTTCCTTTTCTATACGTCGTCAATTAAAGCTGCCACTATACATGTTGCTGCGGCGTTGCTTGAACCATCATGCCCAATTGCATGAATGTTTTCTACGGTTGTATTTGGTAACCGTGCGAAAAAAGACTCATTTGGACTAATCTTTACAGCGTCCGCAAGAGTTGCTGCTGCGGTGCCGCCATCAAAGCAGACATAAATATGATTAGCTGAATCCGTATTTTTTATGTACAGAAACTCAACTTTATCATTAGCTGCTGCTATTGCTGTTGGGTTAACGTTAGCATTTACTGCGGTATAATCAGTAAAGTAACCCGCAATCAAATCTGTGCTTGATGATGTAACACTCGTTAGTTTGTAATACCACTTATCGTTCGCATCTTTTGGCGAAACAGTGGTAGTGGCCTCAATAGTTTTAGCTATCTCGTCCGGTAGAACTGTAGTTTTCATAACTACTGTAGCTGCATCTGCCATGTGTTACCTCCTATTAAGCGGTTGGTGAATCAGATGAAATACCAAAGAACTTCAAAGATAATACACCACCAGCACCCGCAGTGCCAGAAATCACTACTTCAACTTCATCAGGAGTTTCGGTTGCTGCGGTTGTTGCACCACCTGACATTCCCAACGCACCATTGCATGGAAAAAATCCTTTGAAACCCGTAGAGTTTATCGCAACAGATATACCATCAACAAAGCCGTCTGTGTCTGCGTCTGTGCCAATATCAACAAGGTTAACAGCATTAGCCGCTGCGCTTGTTACAGTCACGGCAACACCCATTGGAATAAAGTTTGAGGGTATTCCTATAGAAGCTTCTTTGTGATCTGTACCACTCGCTGCAACGGTAATGGTTGCAGTATAGGTGGAAAGAGTCATCTCATTAGTAAGACCTCCAGTAGTGGAGTTTTTAATGATAGATTTAAAACCGTTTTCTGAACGGACGGGACCGTTAAATGTCGTATTAGCCATATGGATCTCCTGTCTGGGCTATTGTCAGTAACCTTATGTCACTGTCAGGAATAACTTCACTATAACACAGGAAACAAAAAAAGAAAGGGGTCTTCGAAAAGACCCCTTAGTTATTAGGGAGGTAATCTTTTGCAAAAAGATACCTCTAGTATAACATACTTTATGCGCCTTCTGTACCGAAAACTGCACGCCAGTCAGATACGCCAAAGCTGTATCTTTCACGTGCTTTAAAACGCATATTTCCAGTGTCAAAGTCACCTTCCATAGCTGTTTTAATTGGAGTACGCTGAAACAGTTTAAAACCGTTTGGCGCATCCGTTTTCACAAAGAATGCATCTGTGTCTGTTAAGAAATGGTTGACAACCGCTCCGTCTGGCAACATGCCCATTGAGCGCATTGCGTTGACGTCATTGTCAGCCGTTCCCGGACGCAGATTTGAGTTTAAGACACGTTCAGCAATAAACTGAAGTTCTTTTGGAATAATTAATTTCATTCCACGAACTGCAATTTTCAAGCCTCTTTCGTCTGTCAGACCCGAAATATCAATGAGCATTTGCTCAAGAGATGTTTCATTCAAGTCCGCAGCAGTCGAAAGCTTGTTGCGTTGGTTGCCAGACAAACTTGGGTGAGCTGTTGAACAAAGTGCAGCACCGTCTCCAACTGGAGCACTTGTGCTAAACGCGTTATTCAAAATAGCCGCCGCTTTAATTTGTTTTGTCTGAGACATTGAACGAGCTAGAGCTCTGGTATAACGCGCAGCTAAACGGTCATAAAGGTTATCTTCAATTGCTTCTTCAGTAATTGAGAATGCCAAAGCAATAGTTTCGTGTGTATAACGCGCAGTAAATGTTTCCTGTGCATCATCAAACGAGATTGCTCCGCCTTCACCTTTAACTGGAGCCGTTCCGAATCCACCGAGCATCACCTCTTCTTCAAAAGCCCTGTCTGAGGACTCTTCGTCAAAGATGTCTGCATGCTCGTTTTCGTAACGGTCGTACTCCAAACCAAACAGCGCGTTAAGGCCGGGTTCCAACTCTTTCGCTAGTTGTGCGCGAGAGATAGCCATAATCTATTCCCCTTCCTTATGTGCCGGTTGAATCCGCAGTAGTCTGCGAATCAAAACGACGGGTTGCTGCATTGTAGTGTGCATTGATACGAACGAGTAAGTGCGCGCCAGCCGACGCGTAATCATTGTTTGCATCATCGTCAACCAAGCCAACTATACGTAAAGGTAAAGTTGCTGTAGTTGCGATTGAAGACACACTGAGTTCAGAATTGGAACGCCCTGTATCAGTTGAACCTGTACGTGCGGACGTGCCCAGTGACGCGTTTGCAAAAACACCAGTTAAAGCAGTAGCGCGGTCTGTAAGTGTAGCATCTGCTGCAACAACAAACAGTTGATTTGGATTGTCTGCGACAACCGCCTCAACGGGAAAGTTTGTGTTAACAGACACTGAACCCGCACCCGGCCAATAGTTTAAGAAAACTGGTTTTTTCTGCGTGCTATCATGGTACTTCACACCCATTAGGACACCTACCGCAGCGGTTGTACCGCCACTTGTTGCGCCAGCTCGATCTATAACTCCGCCTGCTGTTGGAGTTACAAGTCCATACTGGAAGATAGCGTTTGCATTAGTAGCATCTATCTCATAGGTGGTAAGGCCGGTGCTATTAGTTGCACTACCGACCAACCCAACGGGACGAAGACCAAAGGCAGTTTCTTGGTTTGCCATAGGATTTTCTCCGTTTTAAATGGGGACACCACGTTATTTACGCGGGCCACCGAAGGTTACACGAGATTGACGATCAGCGTTGCCGATCCTCATAGTTGAATGTGCGTTCTCACGAAGCATGTCTGAATCTACGGCTTCCATTTGGTCTGCATTTCGCTGCGAGAAATAATGTTCTCGTTCTAAAACCGTTTCAATAGGCATCCTTGCCAGAACTAGTCCACCAACCCCAAACACTCCTTCATATTTACCTGTATCCACCACTGGTGCCTCAAAGTCAGGGTATTCATCACTACGGACAAGTTCCCATCCTTCTCGTAATCGAGCTGAGATGTTTTTGCGATCATCGTGACCACGCACTTCAGCACGAATCCAGCGATGCTTGAACCCTTCGGGTGCAGGCGGAGCATCTAGCATGGACGGGGGAGCCCACGGACGCCGTTGCGCCGTTTTCTCCCGTGTTTTGTTTTCGCGAGGGGCACGATCTATGCCTTCATAACGATCTTTTGTATTCGACATTTTCTTACTCCTTCACATATTTCGCATATTCTTCTAGCGGCACACCCAGCTTTTTAGCTATTGCAACTTGGGTCGGGGTGAGTTTGACCCTTTTACTGCGCCCAGATGTTTGGCGGCTAACTCCAGCAACCGTTTGAGCGGCACGTTTGCTAGAACCGAGCTTTTTCGGAAACTCTGAAACAAGTCTCCGATCAAGTTCATTATAATACTCATCGCTCTCAGGGTCAAACCCTTCTTCTTCAATAAGTTTTTTATGTATCCCAAAAGCAGCAAAAGTCATAACTTCGTCTTTACCAAACCAAACATTTTTTGCTGCCCAGTCCTCTGCTTTTGGATCTGGCCGTTTGATTTCTGTTGGCTGTGCTTGTTGTGCTGGCTGTGCTTGAGCCCCATTTTCTTGCGCTCTTTCCTGCACAGTTTCCTGACGCTGCTGTGCTTGAGAGTATTGCACATTTCTAGCACCAAGATTAGACAACTGCTCTTGTGCGGCAACAATCGCATCGCTATCTCCAATATCAATAGCATGCTTTAAGTTTGCTTTTGCCTGAGCTGTTTCAATTTCCAGACTCTTGCCATATTGCTCCATATAGCCTTTGTCTAAAGATTGTACCTTTTCTTCCAAAGCTTTTGCCTGCGTCTGCACTTGTTGCGCATATCGAATAGCTTCTTTTTCGCGCTTCTCTGCATCTCGCATTTTCTTTGTAAGTTGATTTATTCTTTTTTGAGCGCTGCTAACCTGTTGCTCTTGCTCATTTGAATCTTCAACTTCTACAGCAGCTTCTTTATCGTCTGCTTCTTTACCGAGCTCTACTTCTGTTTCCTGAGCTTCCGTCGTATCAATTTCAATTTCATCCTTAGATGGTTCAAAAGTTGTTTTTTGTTCCTCAACTGCTTCCATTTTTTTCTCCTAGAGGCTTAAAATATCATCGGGATCACTAATGACGGCTAATATTTCGTCATCGTTCAGAATACGGACTTCTCCGCCTTCTATTTTAAATCGAGACCCTGAATATCGAGCAAAAATTACCCAGTCGCCTTGCTTACACCAAGCGCCATTAGGGAATTTTTCCTGATCCTTGTAGCAAAGTTCGCCTTGCTTCATAACGTATCCAACAACCGTCGTAATCTGACCGTCATCAACAACACTATCTGGCAAAAACACGCCACCCTGCGTCTTGCCCTTGCCACGATAGGGAAGAATTAACATTCTCCAACCCGTGGGTTCAGGCATCCTTTCTAAGAGAGATTTATCCACTTTAGAGGGGTCAAGAACCCTCTCTTGTGGTTCAACGTACATGCTGGATACTCCAGCTTTTGCGGCTTCTAAATCGACCGATTTGACTGCTTCAGTCATTGTTATGCTCCTGTTTTTCTAGCAGGCTCGCGAGTTCCTGAGATATAAAGTTTAAAGCGTCCAGCTCGCCCATGCATCGCTGGTAATGCTCCATTGATTGAATGCCATTGTTTTCTAAAACATCTAGCACCATTGTTTTACGCTCTTTCACAGACCGTTGAACAAATTGTACGACGTCTAAGTCGTCCATGCTACCTCGCTATCTTATAACATTCGATTATTATGTAACATGTCTTATACTTAGACGCCACCCATTTTTTAATCAATTAATTCAAAATGAGGCCCGTCTATAAATGGGCGCCGACCTTGAGACCTGCGCAAATCAACATAAGCATTCATGGCTTCTTCCATTGTGCCTTCCCACTTACGAATATCCATAGGATACGGCATTTCTGGTGTGCCCCATGCAGCGCCCCAACAAACAGGGACATTCAGATTAATCGCCGCTTCCTTAATTGCGTCGGCTAAATCATCGTACAAATTAAGTTCCCAACTTGCCCGTCCGTTCACAAAGGCCATGATGTCAAAAGCTTTACCTTCAAGGTGCTTCGACTTCATAGTTTGACTTGCTCCTGACGCTACGAGCTCTTTTTGTTGTTCAATGGTTCGCATGCCCTGCACAACGCCAAAGTCTGTTTTAGTTAGCGTTATTGCCATTTTGACAACGGCTTGGAGCCCGTCATCAATTCCCTCAAGCCTATCAAGGCTTCTTCTGCTTAATTTAAAACTCATTATTTTCTCCTAACGAATTGTTTGTACCCTTTCACACCGAAAGAGGCCGAAATTGCAATTCCTAAACTGTAAAAATACCAGTCTGGCGCCTTATGGAGCTGCTCAAAGCCCCTATCTACAATACCTTCTGCGCCCGGTATAAATGCAAGCACAAGCGGAATTGACAACACAATAACGAAAAATTCGTCTTTCCAGCTCGAACCGCTGTTCTCTGCCATAATGCGTTCCCAATCAGCAACGCTTGTTTTTTCTGACAACAAAATCTTTGCTTTTGCTTCCGCCTCAGTAAGTTTAAGCTTTGCTTCTGCGGCTTGCTTTGTAGTCTTTGCATCAAGCCAACTACTAGCTAAACCTGCTACAGGTCCTAATAACTGTCCTATCATTTGTTAGCCCCCATATTGGTAAACCCAAAATATGCCGCCGTTACACCCGACACAGCAACCACGTATACCGCAGCTATATCTGCAAGCAGGTTAGACGCTTGTTCCAGTCCCATCCAAGAAGCAAGCACAATGGCAAAAGGGTACAAAACCATACCGCTTAGAGCAAACCATGTCATGCGTAACTGAGCATCACGCTTTGCGTCTGCGTCCTCCATCATACGGCGACGATCTTCAAGCATAATATCGCGTTCGTCTGGATCAATCTTTCCGTTGTCGTTCAAATCGTATTTTGCTTTGGGCATCTGCATACTCCTGTATTATTCGTCTATTATAACCCAGTATAATTAATTTACCATTCTTATCATAAGCTGCAAACTTTTTGCCATGCTCCACTATTGTTGGCTGTTCACTTCTAGGCAAGTCACCTTCATACTGTTGTGTGTCACCATTATCTGAGCCTTTTCCGCTTGAGCTAGACATTCCTCTTTATCCGAATATGTGCCTATCTGATAGTATTGTAGGCGATCTGTGCTAATGAAATGTAAGAATACTAAAACATAAATCATCTAAAGTAATCCCTTATGTCGAGCCATCCCATATAATCCAAGTACAACGCAGAACCTACCGCAGAAAATAAGAGCAACACAAAAATTCCTGCTACTGTAATCATTAGTTCTTGACGTTCTATAGCTTCACGGCGCAGCCTAGCCTCCATCTCGCGCTTTTCCTGCAACACTTCTTTTCTTATGCGTAGCAACGCTTGCCACTGGCTCAAACCCAAATTGTTTGTCACCCACTCGCGGAGCTCTTCTTCAGCCTGTGCCGCTTCACGTTCTTTCGCCCAACGGTCTAGCGCAACACTATTTACGTCTGAGCTGCCCACACCTTTCTTTTGCAGTTTTTTCTTGGCTGCATCTGTAGCGTCAAAAAAATTACCTATTTCCTTGGATAAACTCGCAACGGTTTTACCTGCGGCAAGCCCCGTTTTCAGCCCTGCCAATATTGTTAACGGATCCATTTCTATCTTCCATCTGAAAGTGCGGGGCTTCGTGTTAAATATTCTAAAGTATTTTCAAGCGTTTTAACTCTAGCTTGTAATTTTACGATCTGGTTAAATTGCAGTAGGAAGCCCTCTTGGGTTTCGTATACGTCATCAAATTCTGACATTACGTCCTCTAAAGTTTCCTCGCCTTCTTCTTCAAGTTCAACAATATAATCAATGAGATCTTCAATTTGCTCTGCGTTATGTTCCACATCTCTAATGAGATTTGTCCTGTCGGTAGCATTGTTTTCTACCGTCAAAACGTTCACCGTTTCTTCAAGATTTTGTATTGTACTAGCTTGCTGTGCCGTCCACCATATAAAGCCACCGATCTGGGCTATTACAACCCCGACTACAGCGATACTTACCTTTGGTAGCTTATCAGACATTTAACTTAGGCGTTTGTGAACTTTTTGCCGCGTAAAGCCGCACCCATTCCACGCTTTGTGCCAGAAGTAACTTTTGCCTTTTCTATGTTTGGCGTCGCTACGTCCATAAGCTGGCAATAAGGTATGGAACCCTGACCTTTTATTTCGGCTTTTGTTACGGGCTTTGGCGCGTCGGCGCCGCGTCCACTTACAATCTTAACTCGCATCATTGTCTCCGTTGCTGTTGTGCCTGTAATCGCATTATCTCACGTTCTGCGCTCGCTTGCAATTTTCTATTTGCCAAGCGCTCTTGCTGATCCATGCGCTCATCAAATTCGCGTGCTCGTTCTTGTGCTTTAGCCTGATCCAACTGGAGCTCCGCCTGATCGTTAGCAATGTTGGCCTGAACCTGCTGCTGCCTAATCTGAAGCTCTTTCTCTTTAAGTCCGATTAATGGATCTGGGGCGCCCTGCTCACCTGTGATCTGAGCGGACAACTGTTTCATTGCCTGCATTTCCTGCGCAATGTTCTGAGCAACCAACTGCTCAAACTGCACTTGGATCTCTGGTGTCATTTCCTGCACGCCAAGCTGCTGTAACGCCATCTCCTGAGATTTCACGCGCGCATGATCCATAACGTGCTTCTGAAGAGTAACCGCAACCATTGGCTGTTGTTGAACAATGCCTGACGCACCAAACACAAGATGTGACATAATATGTGCGTCGTGGTTTTGCCCCTGAAAAGCTCGAAGCTGTATCTGATCCAAAGCATCAATGTTTTCTTGTGCAGGATCTTTTGGCTGTGGCTCCTGACTTGGTTTGGGTTTTAAGATCTTATCTATATCCCGAACGCCCAATGCGTCATACATCCGTTTGTACGCCTCGTACATATCGTGAAGATCTGGCGCCTGAGCCGCCATCTGCATCTGTGTCTGCGCCAAAGCAATGCGCTGCGCCTGACTAAAAATATTTGGATTTGATACAGGTATGATGTCAACACGATTGTCAAAATCGCTGGCCATAACCGCCTGATCGCCACCCGCAACAGAAAAGGGGTATTCTTGCGGTAAGCTTTCCGACATAACACGCGCCAGAATCTTAAACTCGTTCTTCATTGCGTAGTGAAGACGCTTGTGAACAGCGCTCATTACACGAGCCCCCTGTTCCAGCATAGCAACCGTCGTTCCTACCGCTGCCTGTTGGTTGCCGTCACCAACCTTCATGTCCGTGATTGTTGCAAATCGCTGCCCCGCCTGAACAACAAAGCCCAACAGGTTAAATAACGTAGCGTCAGGTCCTTTAAACGGCAAGGGCATCAAGCTATCGCGAATAGCACCGCCGGGGCTGTCTACATCCCTAAATTCACCCGGTTGTAACGGTTCTGCATCTTCCCTGATCCGTAGGCCGCGAGCCTTGAAACCCGCTGGAAGGTTAGAAAGTGTCCCCGCGTCAATCAATTGCCGCAATGCAGCGGTCGCGGTGCGTGAAAGACCGCCAATTGTATGAATTAACCCTAAACCATAGAACCCGAAGCCCGGCAAAAACTTATAATGCGTAAAATATGGGATTTTTGTCTTCTGATCGTCGTCCTCGCGGAAATTTCTGCGTATAGCCAGTATCGCACCAGTGTCCTCGGCTATCGTAACGACGTAAGGAACCATAATTCCTGTTGGTTCGCCCTCTTCATCCTTCTCTTCATAGCCCGGCAATTCCAAATCCACGTGAAATTCCAGCAATGTGACGTCATAATCAATGTTTGATGCGGACATTCCGTCGATACCGTCAATTGTATCGGTTGTATCGTCCATCGGCGCCTGAGACGGGCTTACAGGGACATCAACATAGAAACCTCCGACCTGTAGTTTGCGTAGATTGTTCCACGGCATGCGTATTTCTTGCGCAATAAAGGGAGATGTTTCCAAATCTGCTGCGTCATACGGGACGACAAGGTTTTTTGCGGGAACAAATTTGCTTACTGCGCGCCCCATTGCCTCATCAAAGTATGTTTTCTTGAATGTTGAGCCTGCCAAGGGCAGATAAAACAACATTTGATCCATTTCAGGGGTATATTCTTCCATAACATTGGTTATGTAGTAGTTCATAAACTCCTTAACGCGCTTGGATTGTGCCTCTTTCTCAGGAGTTAACTGCCCCATAATCTGCGTGCGCACAGGTCCTTCTGGTGGTAAGAGCTCATTGAATGCCTGAGCCTGAAACTGCGTGGCGGCTTCCGCCAACATAGGATGCGTTACGCCCGTAGCGCCGCGAAAAGGCTGCGTTCTGTCTTCGTACTTAAAACCAAGCAGATCCAAACCCTTATCGTATTCTTCTTCCCAGTCTCCACGGCTTTCCTTAGCCGAAACATACTGAGATATTAAATCACTGGATATCGCACCCAAATCACCAGAATCCATGTCTTCCGCTAAGTTGGCAAAAAAATCACCGCCGTCCGCCATAGACATGGCCTGCGGATCAAAGTCTACAATGACCCCACCGTCTTCTTCGTCAATAAAATCAATGCCATCTACAGGTTCGTCCGAAGCAACTCGTGTGCCCGGCATCTCTATATCCAGATCAACGCCAGCCTCTTCAATTAGCGGATCGTCGTTTTCCCGTTCTACAAAAGAAGCAACTGGATTCTTTGGCCTTAGTCCCATACTGTATCTCCAATGTTAACGCAAAACTAGCACGTCAACTATATTTTGACTAGCGAAACATATTCTTCGCTGTTTCATTCAAGGTGCCTATACCACCCATCGTCTCTACCTCACCGCCGTCCGCGAGGCGTCGGGATAGAAAAAAGTGTCTTATAAATTGTTCCTTTGTTGGATTAGTCTGTTGCAGGAACTCCATAATTTGACGTGTGGTTTCAGGCCCTAAGTTCGTTTCTGGCGCCGTTTTATAAGCTCTAAACAATCCCTCTATCTCAGGGAAAGAAAGAATTTCCCCATCTTTGAATTTAATGACAGGCACTTCTTGACCGTCAAACGTCATTGAGTTTAACTCGAACATAGGTTCTTCAGGACGCGCTTCTAAAGGTTCCGTTAAACCTTCAAGAAATTTGCGTTCCGAATCTTCAAGCATCTGTTTTTCTTTATCGCGTAAGTCTTGCTCGTCCTGCATCTCCTGAGTAAAATCTCTACCTTCCAGCTCACGTATAAACTCTTTCTCTCGCTCCTCTGCAAGACGACCTTTAATGCGTTCCTGAAACTCTTGATCCTCTGCGTCAATTTCTTCGCGGGTACGGCGTTGGTCTTCTAAATCAAAATCTCTGGGATCGGGTTTAGAAGGAGGCTCTCCCGTTAAATCAAAAAGATCTTTTGTTGATTGTCCTAAATCTCGTAAAAAAGAACCAATCCCTGACGGTGGCTCCTTTTCCGTAAAACGATAATCAAAGTCTTTAGGGTCTATAGCCCCAACACCCGTTGTAAAAATCTCACCACCCTTGGCTTTGCTAAAAGGAATTCCATACTTCTCTTCAAGCTGACGCTTTAAATACCGTATGTTTCTATCAATATCTTCTTGCGACAAACCCTTCCGCTCACCCCGCCTAAACTCCTCTAACAAATCTTCCCGCATGCTTAGACGAAATAAATCTTCCATAGGCTTCATCATTATATTATTCCTCTCAAGCTTCCGATCCCTTGAGTCACGGGCGGCGGTAATTGCGCAAATAAATTAGGTTGTTGATAATTGCCCACGGGCAACGTGCCGAAGCCCGGATCATATGGATAAGGGTACGGTAAAATCTGAGGATTCTGACCTCCGCCCTGCACAGGGTTATACGATATCGGATCGTAAGCCACAGGTTGACCAATGGTTATCGGATCTACAGGAGCCGCCGTATCTTCAGCGGCCACAGTATCTGCAACTTGAGCAAGCAAACCGGGACTGGAGCCCCCGCTGCCACCATCGGCCGGTGAGCCGTGAAGAATGAGCTGTTGTTGATCCGCAACCGCCTGCTTACGCCTTTTCTCTACATCGGCCATATACGCATCGACCTGCTCTTGCGTCATAGTAGTTCCGCCTTCACCGAACATCTGTTCCCTTGGCGTATACTTCATACCCAAAGCAGATCCTATAATGCCGCCGCCAGCTACTGTACCCGCAATGCCCGTAGGAGCTCGGCCAGAACCAAAGGGTGTGGCGCCCACGGCATTTGATACACGGCCAATGCCGTACTTAAAAATACCTTTGTCCGCCGCTGCTTTGGCTTCTGCCTCAGAAACATACATGTCCCCATCAGTATCCGCTTCAACACCACCTTTTGACCCAAAAACAGCACCCGATATGCCCGGTCCGCCGCCGTCCTGCATATCAATATCGGGCGGAATCCATACGCCCAAACGATTGTAGTATCCGTATCCCAAAGCATTTGGCTTGTTTTTACCACCATCTAACGGCGGAATTACTTTGACAGACTTATTAACCTTGGTGCTGGCAGAAGTGTCGGCGTTTGAAGAACTACTAGCAGAGGATGAGGCGGAGGAAGAAGTGGAGGTGTTTGGGTTTTGATTAAAATCACGCGTCGTATACTGACCAGACGTGTTTTTATTTGTATTTAACTTAGCAACAGTAGCTTTTTGCTTCCTGTCTGAAGCTTTCTTCATGCGATCGTCGTAATCTCCCGCAAACTTAACTTTATAAGTCCCCTTCTTACCTTCAAGCTTAACCGCCGCGCCATGATAGCCAGCCTTCGCCGCTGCCGTCAGGTTCTTAAAAGTTGGAACAGTATCCTGCTTCTTAGAAGAAGAACTGCTGCTTGAAGAAGACGAAGACGAAGACGAGGAACTTGAGCCACCCGACGATCCACCGCCGCTATCACCGCCGCCTCCAAAAACTATCTGTGGAACAAAAAAGAAATCAAAAAGACCGCGTTTCATACTTCTAACCTTTGTTGGGGAACCAACCGTCCCTGTCGCCACGGTGAGCCCACACTGTTTTTACTTCAGGAAAGTCCCGCTTGCAGAACTTCCGAACATCCTTTGATATAGATACTACATCAAAACGCCCCTTGGGTGCAATCATATCTATTATTACCAGCTTTTCTCCCTTTTCACGAGAAAAAACTTCCCACCCGTCATACTCCCGCGTTTCAAACTCACGATCCGTCATCCATCCCCACGTCGCAAATCCGCGTAACCCACCATCCTCCGCATACCAAGTCCAATACCGATTATACACAAAAGCAGGAACTAACCGCCAACCAATCGTCTGAGATGGATACATACAATACGGCGCTACCGTCGTCCAAAAATGTAAACAATCCATAAACGTCTTACCCATAATACGTCCTCGGTTCCACGTAATCACTACTCTCTTCCCAATCGTCCGTGGGCAGTTGTACAAAATTACCCTGCCGATAACGCATCAACGCCTGCGTCATGCTATCAACATAATCGTCATACTCACCGTTCGGAAACGCCGCACACTCCTCAATTAACTCATGTGCCCACTGCTCATCTGGCGCCCAAACCATCCCCGCCTCAAACAACGGCGCTATACTATGAGCCCGACTTACCTTGTCATTCCCCCGACTCGGCGTAAAATTCACAACAGGTATACCCATGTTCCGCAGCTCGTGCGTCAACGGCATGCCCGTCGCCTTCGCTTCAATGATCACGGTCTCTGGATCCCAGAAGTTAAACTGATCCCACGCCTCACGCTTGAGCTCAGGAAAATCCCACCGACCCTTCTTCGCATCCAAAAGTATCAAAGATGGCGCCCCGTCACGCTTTGGATAAAACACACCCCACGTCGTAATAGCAGAATAGTCCGCAGTCTCCTTCTTCGAAAACGCCGTGTCATAACTCTGTATCACATACTCAAGCTCAGGAACATCATCCTCTTCCCACACGTTCCACCACTCACGGCGCAAGATACTGTTATCGTCGCCCGTGGGATCCTGTTGGTACTGCGCGTTCCATTTGCTGGGCGGAATAGAAGCCTTCACACGCTCAAGATCATCTAAAGACCAATACTCTGGCCAACAAGATTTGCCGCTTGGCATTATGGCAGGGAGCTCGACAACCTCCCATTGATCCGCTTTGTCGTCCCTAGCCTGCGATCGAATAAGCTGCCCCGTCAGATCCTTCTCATGCCAGCGCGTCATAACCACAACAATGGCGCCGCCGGGCTGCAAACGCTGTCGAGGTCCGCCAGTGTACCAGTCCCACGCGTCGTCAAAACCATTGTTCGACATTAAGGTTTGTTCCGAGTGCGGGTCGTCGATTATCACAAGATCACCACCACGTCCCGCTAAGTTCGAGCCCACACCAACAGCATAGTACATGCCGCCGCGATCCGTGTCGAAACGTCCAGAAGCTTTTGAGTCCGCAGCTAATCGCGTGTCAAAAAGTTCCTTGTAGTCGTCTCTGTCCAGAAGGTTCTTCACTTTTCTACCGAAGCCCACGGCGAGCTCGGTTGTGTGTGTTGCCTGAATTATCTTCATGTTGGGATTGCGCCCCATCATCCACGCGGGGAACAAGAAGGATGCAAACTCTGATTTCGTGTGTCGCGGAGGCATATTGACGATTAATCTTTTTAAATCGCCCGATGCGATCCTCTGCAACTTATCTGCGATTATCTTATGATGGTTTCCTGCAATAAATTCTGGCCACATAAGTTTCACAAAAGTTAGAAAATCTTCGTATGACCGCTCCTTCTTTTCGATCTGCGCCAACCGATATTGAAGCTTCAATAATCTTTCGCTGGCATTCTCGGCATTTATAGTCGGCATCGAGGCTCCTGAAACGTCTCACCATATAAGATATTATAAGATGATATGTTTTGAATTTTTAAAAATTTTTATACCCAAACTTTTACCAGCAAAACCGAAACATGCAAACCTTTTTACTGTTTACGATGTTTCACGTGAAACATTCCATAACCGACTGAAATTATTCGTATAATTTTATTTTTATATTGTTTGTGACGAACATGCACTTTATGCGCGCGTGTGGGGGGGAGGGGGTAAAATTTTTTTGGGCTCTAAATCGTTGTTTTTGCTGCGTTTTTTAGCCTCTATTGGATGTGGGGATCCTAAACGCGGCACGCGGCGCGCGGCCAGCTAGTCGCGGATCTGGGCACATTTTCCGCAAATTGACGGCTAACTGGTAGCGGATCTGGGGCGCTGGATCTGGCGCCAATCCCCAGCAATCACGGCACGCGGCGCGCGGATCTGGGGCAAACAACCACCAACCAGCAACCAAACATCGCGCGGCAGCCGTCGCGGTTTTCGCTGCCAGCTCATAAGTTTTAGGCTAACTGGGGACGGCGCGCGGGGCGCTGTTTTACCGATTTTTAACAGGGATAAAAAAAATCCCCGCCATTGGTAGCGGGGATGGGTTTTAAAAGCTTGTAAGCGCGCTGGATGCGCGAACTGGCGACGCTAATATAAATCCAGATCGTAATCATCTATTTGGGACAAACGGAATTCGGCCAGCTCGCGATCGCTGTATTCCTGCCAAAACCTAAACTGATATTCTGGATAGCTGTCTTTGAATTGATCCAGCGTCATATCGCTGGGGACAGCAATTGAAATGTCCGCCCCCGTTTCATCATAACAATTTGCATATTTGGTGCCCATTACGCGCCCCCCTCTTGATAAATAAACGGCGCTTGGCATGGGGACAATTCGACACTGTTTAATGTCGCGCAGCCGTAATGCGTCCCAATTGAAACGATAACAATTTTATCCAGATAATTCTGGATAGAATAGCCAAGCATTGAATTTTTAGGCGTTCTAAACGTCCAGCCTAAATTTTGCTTTTCATGTTCAATAATCGCCAGCTCAAACTGGGGATTGCCGACGTGACTATTTTTAAGACGCCTTACAAGTTTAAGGCGCCCTACATGTTTGGTTATATTTTTCATCGCGTACCCTCCGCTATTTCTTCGAGATCGCAGCGCAAGCTATCAACCGTGCTCATATGTTCTTCTATATAGTCGGCTGTTTCTTCGCGTTCTTCGCCTTTGGATGAATAGCGCAAGTTTTCTGGCATGTTTTCGATTGCCTCATATTCGCTTTCGTAAACTTCCTCTAACTTTGAATAGGCGTCATCCAATTTGGCAATCACGTCTTTGATTATTTTTCTTCGTTCTTTGTTCATATTAATACCTCATACAAAAACGGGGCGGGAATGCCCCCGCCCCTCATTTAAATAGTAATTTTCAGTAAATAGCAAGTTTTAGTAATTATAGCCGATGCAATGCTCAATATTAAAAACTAGCTGGTATTGGTGGTTTTTATTATAAGAGCTATCTGGAAGGCTAAAAACCCCTATTGAATGAGGATCAATTCGGCATGTAGTCCACTGATCAAAAGCGCAGCCGCAACAATCGTGCTGACAATGGCAACGGCCAGTTCCAAAGAAATAGAGCCAAGTATTAGCCAAGCGACGTTCAAATAATCTCAAATGATCCTGAATATGATTATTCGATTGGCGCGCGTTAAATTTGGCGGACATTGTGCAAAATATAAATTTGCTATCATCGTTTTCATTTGGCCAAAGTTCATTACGTCCAGAAATGGTGTTCATATGTTCAACTTCAATCAATTCAAAACGGCGTAACCGATCTAAATCTTGATGTGTCAAATTGCCGTTGCAATCATCGAAAACGCGAACGAACGCGTCTTGCAATTCTGTTTTTGAAAATCCCTCATTATCTAACATATCAAAACCCCTCAAAAATTATAACGCTGGTATTTTGGGGCAGCATGGGCGCGCGGAGTAACTACCCGCAAATCCAGCTCCTCAAATTCCATTTTTCTAGAATAGCGTCCAGCGTCGTTGTTTTCGTTGTACTCTTGGCAGAATTCGCGCGCTTCTTGCTCAGTGTCGAAAACTTTATTTTTGAAGTAACTTTTTGCCCCTGCGTAGGGTTCCAAGCCGTTTGGATATTTGGGGTTATCCCTCCACCAATCTCTTTTAAAACAAATGTAAGCCATTTTTATTTATTCCCCTTTAATAAGGCATGAATAAGCTTAGCCTCTTTTTTGCTAATGGGTTTAGTTGATGTTGCTATTGCTTTATCAACTGCGTCTTTATCGTAATTTGTCATTTTTACCTCATACTAAAAAAGGGGCAGGATTGCCCCCGCCCCTCATTTAAATAGTAATTTCCCGTAAATGTAAAGTTTAACCCGTTTTTGCTTCGGTTGTTTGTTTTGAGCTCTTTTGAATAAAGCACTCTAAAGCCTGCTCATAAGTTTCAAAATAGTTGCCCCAATTCCAATTCGTTTTCGCGTCTTTGTTCCAATGAGCAACGACGTAGGGGTGCAAACTGTTATCATCGCGACGCACTAAAACAGCATAATCCCCGCCTATCCTGCCGTGATAGGGCGCTTTAGCTAAAACGGGGTATGAATTAAGCTTTTCAGGAATTAAACCGCTGGGGCGGGTGTGCTCGCTACCCGCTTTATCAAATAAATGAATTGCTAAATTCCAGCCCATCGCAGCAAATAGCGTCGCAACCGTTCGTTCCCCGCTGCCGTGCGCTTCAATTTTATCCTGCAATTCTGCCCAATCTTCGGGAGTGTGAAATAATCCTAATTTTTCAAACATCGTTAAACCCTTCCATATTCAAAATAATGTTAGCCATAAACGGGAAATAATTTTCAACTACGCGTTCACAAAGTTTATTGCTGGGGTTTTCATCTATTGAGCCCAATTCAATGGCCAGATCAATAATTTCCCCATTATAGCAAGCAAACGGAATTGCTAAGCCTTGCAACCAATCAATTAGAGCTGGCCTAGTTCCCATTTGCTCAATATCTGTTTTCTTTTCACGATTGAAGCGCTTGGCCAAAAATTCAATTTTTTGCTCTTTGGTGGTCAATGGCTGGTTTTCATAATCGACGTCGATATGATCCAGAATATACGCCTCATAACGCGGCTTATATTTCGTGTGATGTACTTTCATTTTTTACCTCATACTAAAAAGGGGCGGTTTTACCCCGCCCCCAGTTAAATAGTAAATTTCAGTAAATGGCAAGTTTTTTATAAATTCACGAATTGCTCATTCCAAGCGCGTTTAATTTTTAAGTTCATAACGCGGTCAATATTTCTGGGGCAAAGTGACCGATACCCCATCAATGGCGGCAATTCTTTTAAAGCATTGTCAAAAAGTTGATTATAATCGCCGTCATTAAATAAACGATAGTACGCATTTTTAGCCCGTCTTAACTGCTCCAAACGCCAATTTTTCCCGCCTTTTTGTGAGCTCGGCATATAAGCTTTGGTTGAAGTGTAATAAGAGCCGCAAGGGGATAACGTTCTTTTATGAACAATTCTATCATCTATTAAATCGTGCAAAATTTCTAATTTCTTTTCGTGCTTTCCATTGCCTGCCCAGTACGTTTGAGCAAGTTGATCCCGCTCCCATCTATAAACCTCATACATTAAGACGCCTCCCGAAGCTGGGGTTTATTAACAACGGTCGACGCAATCGAATGCATGGTATGAAACGGAATTCCCGCCCCAGCGCTATCCAAAAGACGCTTGGGCATAATCAATGCGAAGCAAGTTTGATCCTTCCCAAAATTAACAATTGCGGGATTTAATCCAAATTTTTGAATAAAGACGTTTGAGGGACTAACCCCTAGCAATTTTGCCATTTTACCAAAGTCCCCAACATATGCCGCGTCCAACTGAATTTCAAAGGGCTGGTCATTTAACTTTTGATAACATTCTGGCTGGTAATCAGATTGCGGAATGATACGGGTAGTATCTGGATACGTTGCGTCGACATACTGGCATTGAACCCCATTGATTAAAGCATGCTCTTTTTCAAACATTACATCAATCGCCCCAGCATTTACTTTGATGCCTGTTAAAGCTTTTTTCAAGTCTTTTAAATCGACTATAACTTCCAAACTATTATCTGGAAAAGCGCTGCGCGTGGTCACTTCCAGCGCGTCTTTATAATAAAACGCGCGATGACCATCGGTAGCCACTAAGCGAACCCAATCTTTAGTAATAATGAAATGAACGCCGTTTAAATAATAACGCGTTCCCTCAGTTGATGCGCATATCATCGCGGCTTTAAGATAACTTGGATTAATTTTTACTTGAGCATTTGTCATTTTGACCTCCTAAACTGCTATGTAAAAATCGGTAAACTATACAGCTTTTTTTGTCAAATAAAAAAAAACGGGGCTCATTTGCCCCGCTTGTCCTCATTATCCCAATCCCAGCCCAGCCGCTCTTTAACCTGCCTGAGCTCTTCGTCTATATCCATTTTATCCCTATCCAGCCATTTAACAAGATACTCCAATAGCCAAAACATTATGAGCCCTCTTTTGTAATAGCGTCAAAAAGATTTTCCCAGTTATCTCGACTATTCAACTTATACTTTGGTTGTGTCTTTAAACCATTTTGAGCAACTTCAATAGCCTGCGATGCATGATAAAGAGACATATCGTATCCAGACGTTTTACTTTCTGGGGCACGCTTTACCAGTATCCAGCTTGAACCGTTTTGATTACGGCTATGAAAAGACACTTGATGGGGGCGCAGCTTGACCGCGTTACCGTCAGAATACTTCAATTCCAGCAAATGGAATTGCCCGTCCGCATTAATGAAAACGTCAGGAAAACCGAGCCCCGCCCAGTTTTCAATTCTTTCCATCTTCCAAGACTTCCTCAGTGTCGTTACTTTCTTCCGAAACTGAGCCCAAAACGCGCTTTCTGGCTTTGTCGCGGTTTTTGTCGCTTTCTTCGACGGGTGTAATGTCAATAGTGACTGGGTCATATGTTTGCTTTAGTTCTTTAATAGCATTTAGCACTTCTTCTTTTGACATGCTATCAATAGTTCCATGCCTTATTTCAGACTTGTTAACGTAAATGTCCCCTTGCGCTTGTCCTCGACGGTACTCAGCTTGGACGGCAGCACTAAAGGCGCCACTATCCAAAGCAGCATCGCGGATCACCTGTAAATCTCTAAGGTGCCGTTTATATTCGACGCCATACTTTTGATCCAGCTCAGCTCTAAACTGCTTAATAGCTTTCACAACGTTTGGTTTAATCGCTGGGTTGGTAAGTTCGTGAGCTCGCACGTGAGCAGACTTTGGCGGATATCCCGCATTGATGGCTGCATCGCGCAAAGTTATCTGGCCGTCTTTAGCAACCAGTTCTTTAACAAAGAGCTCTTCACGCCTGTTTAAGGGTTTATCTTCAGGCAAGTATTTTTTTAAGTATTTCTTCTTCGGTCTTTCCGCACCTTCGGGAATGACATAACGATCCGCTTTATTCATTTTGTTCTCCTTCGTAAAATAAAGTAAGCTCACCTTAAACCGAAGGATATCTTCTTGTAAACACGCTTTATGTATATATAGCCAGAAAACCAAAAATTATTTTTTTTATTTTCAAACCCGCATAACGACTTTTTGATATTAAGGAACGGTTACACCTGTAAAAATACAGTGTAACTAACTTTGTAACTAATAAGCCCTTATATAATAAGGGGAATTTGGGAAAGTTACACGGTTACACGGGTTGCGGCTACTTTTTGAAAAATTATTTTTTTTATTTTTCTGGCCATATATACATATAAGGCGTTTATTATGTACCGAAGGCCGCGATCAGGAATTCGCGCATTTCGTTCATCTTATGAAAGACTTTGACCCCGTGCGGCTGCGGCAGGTGCATTGTATAAGTATTTCCTTTTTTGGATCGCAGAACAAGAATGTCGATCCGATCATCGTTTGGCAGCACATAGTAGTAATCAGGCAAATGGCCTTCTTTTTTGATTTTTCTAATTTTAGACATGGTGTCCTCCTATTGACGTTAAATACAATACAACTTATAAACAAATTATGCTACGGATCTGTGCTTATCAGATTAAGGGGTGTATGTTTTATCATGCGCCCCTTTTACTTTTTGGCATAAAAAAACCCCGCCGTGAAGCGGGGTTCGTTGTTTATTATTCTGGATCTCTTGCCCAATCGTTTGCCCAGTCGATGGCGCATCTATTGGTGCAGAATTTACCAGCGTACAGGGTATAGGATTCTCCATCCCAAAGAGACAGGCTGTAACTAGTAACGACGTTACCGTCCGTATCTTTGTGTTGGTATGAGCTATCCTTAACAATCTGGAGATTGCCGTTATAGGGCTCGTGCCCCCAATATCGTTCGGTAAGTTTTTTGGCGTGGGCGCCGCAATTGCGGCACCTCACTTTACTTTTCCAAACCATACCTCTTCCTTCCCAAGCCATTACGCGTCCTCCTTGATATTGTATCCATGCTCTTCGCGGTAGGCTGCGATGGCGTGAAGCTTATCAAGAACTTCGCCCCAGTCGTAAGCGCAGTGACCGTCGATAATTCCTTCGTGGGAAAAATCAATGTCCTCGCCATTGGCATCAACGTCTTTATATCCATTGACCCAATACTGGGAGAAGCGGTTGTCATAATCGTAATATCTTTCGATATCAATTGTGACGTCCAGCTTTTTAGCAAAGCGTTGTGCTTTGGCTCTATCGCTGGCCGCGTGATCCACGGGCTTACGAGCTGCGTTTGGTATTTGTATTCTACCTTCGCTGATTAGCTCGTGAACCGTTTCGACTCGACATCGTCGCTTCACATACTTGCTTCGAACACTGACTATGTCTCGTGTTCTTCCGCAAACATATCGTCGGCCTTCGACCAACTGAAAATGATTGCCTGCAACGATCAGGAAAACTCGGCCAGAGGTTCGCATGTCTTTTGAACCTTTAAGCCATTGATTTAACGTCGGAGCGCTAAATCTGGTGGCAACCGTCATTCTCCTATTGTGAATGTTACAAAGTGACAGGGCTCGAAGAACGTGGAAGGTATGTGAACCCTTCACCATTTTCTGACCGCTGACATGTCGGATTAGCCTTGCAGCTTCTCCTGTAGTCATTCCCGTTACAGCGCTAATCACAGCCGGTCCGCAATACCGATTTGTGTCGCTGGATGCATTGTTAACTGGTTTTATTTTAACCATAATATTAACCTCATATTAAAAGTGGAATAGACATTATCGGGCTCGATTGTTTCACGTGAAACATTGCCCTAGTCGGCTAAAATCAACGATGTCAAATAACGTATCGAACTTTGTTCGATACGTAAGAGTACCACAGCTTACTGGTATTTACTATGCGACATAGTGTCGCACCCGTAAGTCATTGTTTTTAAACGATTTTCAATTGTTTCACGTGAAACATTAAAAATTCGGTGCGATGGTGACGCCGTCTCTTTCGAGCTCTTCGTATTCTTCGATTTGTTTTGCGAGCTCCGCGAGCCGTGGGTCGTTGACCCCGTAATCCCAAACGATATCGTCGTATTCTTTCTCAGCGGCCTTGCGCGAGGATATGACGTCGATGAGGTGTTTTTCTTTATTAATGAATATCATTAGTGGATGGTGCTTTCTTCTTGTTCGTCCATGATTGAGGCGGCTGTAATACAGAACTTGGCCGTCTCTATGGCGCTTTGTTTATCGTGGGCGTGCCGTAGCATACTAAGCAGGACAGTTTGAAGAGCTGATGTATAGACGACACTGGGGTCGCAGGCGTAACCGAAGCATTCATCGAGCGCGTCGGTGAATACCTCGGTTGTGACTTTAGCGTCTATGATCATATTTTCTAATTTATTTGTCATAGCTAAGCGTACCACGGCGCCGTGTTTTTTACCATTTATCTTTAAAAACTTTTTTAAAGATGCCGTCGAGCATTTCGTCGATGGGTTGTTGCGCGGGTGGTTCTTCGTGCGTCCACATAGCAGAGCCCTTTAGAACAAGCGCGTTACCTACAATATGGCGATCTGCCATTTTGCTGGCTTCAGGATTGAAGGGTAAATTTTTCAAGAGCCCTTCTTCATCGACCATGAGTTGCATTAGGTCAGTATCTATGACCATTTCTACATAACCACCGACTATATCTTGAGCCTCTTTTAACGTGGGTCTTTTATCTGTTATTGTTGTCAGCATTTTTTCCTCCGAATTTAAATTAATTACTTGCACGGTTCCTAAACCGCCGCATTCGTTACAGTCTTCTGTAACCTCTTCTAATGATGGGGGGCTATCTCTAGATATCCACGGCTCTGGCCGTTCATATGATATCTTACCCGTGCCACTGCATTCTTCGCAGTTTTCGACGGTCGCTTCTACTTTCATAATATACTTCCTTGTTTTTTTACTTGACAAACCCATATATCTTATATCATCTTATATTTGTCAAGTAACAAGGAGACGACAATGGAAATTAAGTACCATATTTTGGAAGTCCACTTCAGGCAGCAATTGGACGCGGCTAAGGCGGACATAACTCTTTTTGAAAATCTTTTGAAAGATTGGAAGAAAGCGGATCGTGAGGCTTTTGAAAAGGAAATACCTTACTACGGGCAGATTAACTGTTCGATCGAGCGGTTGGAGAATGCAATTAAAAATTTGCAGAATGATCTAACTGAAAACACTCTTATAGTTAACAGGGCTTTGATGGAGCGGTTCAAGAACCTCGGTAAGAAAGCAGGGGTAGAATAATGCGTTACAAGGTTTCTGTTGTGCTATCCGAAGCTATTGAAGCGGAAGATGTAGAAGAAGCGATGGAGGAGTTTCTCACTCGCTTCGAGTTTGCTGATGTTAAACATGGAACGTGGCGCATTGAGCCCGATAAAGGGGGCGAAGAATGTCTTACGAACTAAAAGAGCCAATGCCTGAGTGCATTTCCAAGTTTGTCGACACGGCATGCGAGCTCAGCGTTATACTTGGTGAGGCGCCTACGTCTCTTTCTCGAAACGGGCGCGTCTTGTGTTGGGATAGTAAAGACAACGAAGGGGGCTACTTCATGGATCTTGTTTTGCAGGATGATGGAAAAACTAAAGCTCTGTTTGGGGAACATATTAACCCGCGCAAAGCACACGAAGCTATAGGCTATTGTCGCTATACGGGCATTGAAATTGAAATGCACTGGGAAGTTAAGAATGATTAGCGACTACAAAATACTAATGGGCGATTGCATGAAGTCGATGCGATCGCTCGAACCCAACTCAATACAGTGCTGCGTCACGAGCCCCCCGTACTTTGGTTTGAGGGACTACGGCAAAGACGGCCAGATTGGGTTGGAGCAAACTCCCGAAGAATTTGTAGATAAGCTCGTTGAAGTGTTTCGGGAAGTAAAAAGAGTTTTAAAAGATGATGGCACTTTATGGGTTAACATTGGGGACAGTTACGCGGGTAGTGGAAAAGGTCCGGCGGGTAATCTTACCAAGAGCCACGATCAGCAGAACATGGAATACAAGCATTCGAAGATTGTTCCTGATGGGTTGAAACCAAAAGATTTGATCGGCGTGCCGTGGCGCTTGGCTTTTGCGCTACAAGCCGACGGCTGGTATTTGCGGCAGGACATTATCTGGAGCAAGCCTAATCCCATGCCTGAGAGTGTGAAGGACAGGTGCACCAAGAGCCACGAATATATATTTTTGTTCTCTAAGTCGCCAAAGTATTATTACGATAGTGAAGCGGTAAAGGAGGATTGTTCTGAAGAAAACATTAAGGATTTTCTCCAGCGCAATAAAATGAACAACAAGGGCAGTGGGGCTGGAAGCTATGAAGAAGCTCGCCCTGACTTAGCTCGAAGTCGCGCGGACTACATGCCGTCCGACTTTAAACGTAATCGCCGTTCCGTTTGGCAAGTAACTGCAAAGCCGTACAAGGGCGCACACTTTGCAGTTTTTCCACCAGAGCTCATTGAGCCTTGTATTCTGGCGGGTAGTAAAATGGGCGATACTGTTTTGGATCCGTTTGGCGGTTCTGGAACAACGGCGGGAGTTGCTTTGAAGCATGGGCGACAAGCAATTTTGTGCGAGCTTAACGAAGAGTATGGGGATCTGATTGATGCGCGGGTAAGGGATATTTTTCCCCACAAAGATCAGTATGCCTTTTTAGATAAATTGTAAGGAGAAAAGAATGAACTTTAAAGTAGAATGGTTGGAAGGTTATGGCGATGTCAAACCTAGGATCTGCACAATGGAAAATTTTGTTTCTGAAGAGTTTAATTTAGAAGCGTATTGGGGCGAAGATGGCATGATCGAAAAGTTAAGAGAACTCTTAACTTCGAAGGTTGGGCAGAAAGTAACGCTTGCCAATGGCATGGGAGAGCACGTTGTTGCCACCAGAGTTGCGACGGTTCAAGACAACGAAGCTTACTGGCATAAAGGCGAAGATGAAGTCAAACGACGCAAAGCATTGGCTATAAGCTTGGGCGAACGCACGGGACACGATATCCATTGGACGCAAGTCGTCGAAGATAAGCACTGCGTTTATTATCACAATTGGGAATATCCTGACGACGTGGAAGTGTATCACAAGCCGCTTCCCACGTGCGCTGAACCGTGGATGGATATTCTTTATGAGGACAGCGCTTTTCTTTATCAGGGCGCCGAGCTCCCAGAGCATCTTAAAGAGCGCACTGCTAAGCGCGTTCAGGAATATAAAGAATATGAAAAGGAGTGCGAAGATGCATGAGTATCATTTTCAGCTCGAAAGCGACTACGGAGTTACCTTCGGCACGATCGAAGCCAAGAACGAAGAGGAATTCTATCGAATTCTGAAAGAGGATTATAAGCAGGATATCAATGCTGATGGCTGCTTTGATTGCCCCATTACTGGGGAAGAAAAACCTTTAAATTGGTAAGGAGGAAATATGAACCCCTTTAATAGATATGTTTTTTCGAAAAGTTATATTTCGTCAAAAAATTTAGATTTACTTAAAAGGGCGCAGATTGCTGTCAAGAAAAAAGGTTTTATCCCCCACGCGTTTGAAATTGAAACGGCTGTTGCCCTAAGTGGATTAGGAGAAGAAAAAGTTTT